CGGGATCGAACCGCCGACCCTCTCGGTGTAAACGAGACGCTCTACCGCTGAGCTAATCGCCCGATCGTGTTCAGTGCGGCAGAGATACCGTCGGCCCCGCGCCGCCCGCCACCGGAATCGGCTCCTCCGGCTCTTCCCACTCGATCGGCTCCGGCCGCCGCGCCAGCGCCTGCCCGATCACTTCGTCCACGTGAGACACCGGAATCAGCGTCAGCAGCTTCTTCACGTTGTCCGGAATCTCCACCAGGTCCTTCTCGTTCTCCTTCGGGATGAACACGGTGGTGATGCCAGACCGCAGCGCCGCCAGCAGCTTCTCCTTCAAGCCGCCGATCGGCAGCACCCGCCCGCGCAGCGTAATCTCCCCGGTCATCGCCACGTCGCGCCGAACGGGGATGCCGGTCAGCACGCTTACGATCGAGGTCGCCATCGCCACCCCCGCGGAAGGCCCATCCTTCGGCGTCGCCCCTTCCGGCACGTGCACGTGGATGTCGCGCTTCTCGAAGTAGGTCGGCTTGATGCCGAATTTCTGCGCCCGGCTGCGCACATAGCTGAACGCCGCGGCCACACTCTCCTGCATCACGTCACCCAGCTTGCCGGTCTGTTTGATCGTGCCCTTGCCCGGCAGGATCACGCTCTCGATGGTCAGGATCTCTCCGCCCACCTCGGTCCAGGCCAGCCCCGTCACCACGCCCACCAGGTCTTCCGACTCGGTCTCGCCATAGTGGAACCGCCGCACGCCGGCGTATTTCTCCACATTCTTGATGGTCACCGCGACCTTCTTGACCTTCTTGGCCACGATCTCGCGCACCGCCTTGCGCGCCAGCCCCGCCAGCTCGCGCTCCAGGTTCCGCACCCCGGCTTCCCGCGTGTAATAGCGGATCAGGTCGCGCAGCGCCTCTTCGCTCACGCTCCACTCGTCCGGCTTCAGCGCATGCGCCTCCGCCTGCTTGGCGATCAGATGGCGCTTGCAGATCTCCACCTTCTCATCCTCGGTGTAGCCGGGGATGCGGATGATCTCCATGCGGTCCATCAGCGGCTGCGGCATCCGCAAGCTGTTGGCGGTGGTCACGAACATCACGTCCGACAGATCGTAATCCACCTCCAGATAGTGGTCGGCGAACGTCGCGTTCTGCTCCGGATCGAGCACCTCCAGCAGCGCCGACGACGGATCGCCGCGCCAATCCGCGCCCAGCTTGTCGATCTCATCCAGCAGGAACAGCGGGTTGGAGGTCTTGGCCTTCTTCATGCCCTGGATCACCTTCCCAGGCATCGAGCCGATATAGGTCCGCCGGTGCCCGCGCACTTCCGCCTCGTCGCGCACGCCCCCCAGGCTCATGCGCACGAAATTGCGCCCTGTCGCCTTGGCGATCGATTTGCCCAGCGAGGTCTTGCCCACGCCAGGCGGCCCCACCAGGCACAAAATCGGCCCGCGCAGGCTCTGGCTGCGGATCTGCACCGCAAGATACTCCAGGATGCGCTCCTTGATCTTGTCCAGCCCATAATGGTCCGCATCCAGCACGCTCTCGGCGGCCTCGATGCTGCGCGTCACCTTGCTCCGCCGCTTCCACGGAATGGACAGCATCCAGTCCAGGTAGTTGCGCACCACCGTCGCCTCGGCGCTCATCGGGCTCATCGATTTGAGCTTCTTCAGCTCCGCCAGCGCCTTCTCGCGCGCTTCCTTGGAGAACTTGGTCTTGGCGATCTTGGCCTCCAGCTCGGCCGTCTCGTCCTTGCCGTCCTCGCCTTCGCCCAGTTCCTTCTGAATCGCCTTGAGCTGCTCGTTCAGATAGTACTCGCGCTGCGTCTTCTCCATCTGCCGCTTCACGCGGTTGCGGATGCGTTTCTCCACCTGCAGCACGCCGATCTCGGACTCCATATGTCCGAACACCCGCTCCAGCCGCTCGCCCACCGTCGCGGTCTCCAGCAGCTCCTGCTTTTCCGCGATCTTCAGCGAGAGATGGCTCGCCACGGTATCCGCAAGCTTGCTCGGCTCGTCGATCTGATTCAGCGAAACAAGAACTTCCGGCGCGATCTTCTTGTTCAGCTTGATATATTGCTCGAACTGCGAAACCACGCTGCGCCCCAGCGCCTCCATCTCCTTGGCTTCGCCGGCACGGTCGTCGATCCGCTCAACCTTTGCCTCGAAATACGCCTCGGTCTCCCCGAACCCGGTGATCCGCGCCCGCCGGCTGCCCTCCACCAGCACCTTCACGGTGCCGTCCGGCAGCTTCAGCAACTGCAGAATCGTGGAGACGGTACCCACCCGATAGATGTCGTCGATCGAGGGATCGTCCTGGCTCGCGCTCTTCTGCGCCACCAGCAGGATCTGCTTGTCGTCCTTCATCACCGCTTCCAGCGCGCGGACGGATTTCTCGCGTCCCACGAACAGCGGCACGATCATGTGCGGAAACACCACGATGTCGCGCAGCGGCAGCACCGGCAGCATATCGGGCTCGGCGGCCTTGCGGCGCGAGACGGGCGAAGTGGTATCGGTCATCTGAGACTTCCTTTCAGGACAGCCGAACGGCCGCTGCCCGATCGCGGCACAGCAAGCCCTTCATAGCGGGCATCCCCGCACACCCATGATATCGGCGCGGCCAATGCCCTCGCCAAGATGCAGCGGTGGCAGGGGCTCAGGCGCTTTCCTCAACCCGCTCCTTGCCATACAGGAACAGCGGTGCGGCGCGGGCCTCGGCAACCTCGCGGTTGATCACCACTTCCTCCACCCCATCCAGGCCAGGCAGGTCGAACATGGTGGTCAGCAAAATAGACTCCATGATCGAGCGCAGCCCACGCGCCCCGGTCTTGCGCGCCACCGCGCGCACGGCCACCGATTTTAGCGCATCCTCGGTAAACGTCAGCTTGACGCCTTCCATCTCGAACAGCCGCTGATACTGCTTCAGCAGCGCGTTCTTCGGCTTGGTCAAAATTTCGATCAGCGCGCTCTCGTCCAGGTCCTCCAGCGTCGCCACCACCGGCAGGCGCCCGATGAACTCCGGGATCAGCCCGAACCGCAGCAAATCCTCCGGCTCCACCTCGCGCAGAATGGCGCCCGTCCGCCGCTCGTCCGGCCCGCGCACGTCCGATCCGAACCCGATCCCAGACCCCTTGCCGCGCGCCCCGATGATCTTCTCCAGCCCCGCGAACGCGCCGCCGCAGATGAACAGGATATTGGTCGTATCCACCTGCAGGAACTCCTGCTGCGGATGCTTGCGCCCCCCTTGCGGCGGCACCGAGGCCACGGTGCCCTCCATGATCTTCAGCAGCGCCTGCTGCACACCCTCGCCCGACACATCCCGCGTGATCGACGGATTGTCCGATTTGCGGCTGATCTTGTCGACCTCGTCGATATACACGATGCCGCGCTGCGCCCGCTCCACGTTATAGTCGGCCGCCTGCAGCAGCTTGAGGATGATGTTCTCCACATCCTCGCCCACATACCCTGCCTCGGTCAGCGTGGTCGCATCCGCCATGGTGAACGGCACGTCCAGGATGCGGGCCAGGGTCTGGGCCAGCAGCGTCTTGCCCGACCCCGTCGGCCCCACCAGCATGATGTTCGACTTGGCGATTTCGACGTCGTTGTTCTTCTGGCCGTGCGCCAACCGCTTGTAATGGTTATGCACCGCCACGCTGAGCACCTTCTTCGCGTGCTCCTGGCCGATCACATAGTCATTCAGAACCTTGCAGATTTCCTTCGGCGTCGGCACCCCGTCGCGTGCCTTCACCAGATGCGTCTTGTGCTCCTCACGGATGATATCCATGCAAAGCTCGACGCACTCGTCGCAGATGAACACCGTCGGCCCGGCGATCAGCTTGCGCACCTCGTGCTGCGATTTGCCGCAGAACGAGCAGTACAAGGTGTTCTTGGTGTCTTCCTTACTCGGCGGCATGTGCACTCCTGTCCCGTTCGGTCACGGGAACGTCGTCAAACCGTAACGCCGGTCCGGCTGGCCAGCAAGCACGGACCAGCCGGACGGCGTATCGAACCCTAACTGTACCCAGCAAGCGACGTACCAATCCAACGGCAGCCGCCCGATCGTCACCTATCCCTTGGCGTCCGCATCAGCCGCGGCCGGCCGCTTGTCCACCACCTGGTCCACCAGGCCGAACGCCCGGGCCTCCTCGGCCGACATATACGAGTCGCGTTCCAGCTTCGCCTCGATCGCCTCGATCGGCTGCCCGGTATGCTTCACATAAATCTCGTTCAGCCGCTGCCGCAGCTTCAGGATCTCGCGTGCCTGGATTTCGATGTCGGTCGCCTGGCCCTGCGCCCCGCCCGAGGGCTGGTGCACCATCACCCGCGCGTTCGGCAGCGCGAACCGCTTGTCCTTCGCCCCCGCGCACAGCAGCAACGAGCCCATGGAGGCCGCCTGCCCGATGCACACCGTGCTCACCGGCGCCCGGATGTACTGCATGGTGTCGTAGATCGCGAGCCCCGACGACACCACGCCGCCAGGACTATTGATATAGAAGGCGATGTCCTTGTTCGGATTCTCGCTCTCCAGAAACAGCAACTGCGCGCAGATCAACGACGAAACCTCGTCATACACCTGACCGGTCAGAAAAATGATGCGCTCCTTCAGCAGGCGCGAATAGATATCGTACGACCGCTCCCCGCGCGCGGTCTGCTCGACCACCATGGGAATCAGGTTGCTGGCGTAATGGTCGATCGGGTCGCGATCCCTGAGCATGGTCGGATGGTTCCTCTGGCGGAGCGGCGTGCGGGAAAAGGTTGCACGCAAACCGGGCGATTGCCCAGGGTGCTACATAGGACGGGGGGGACCCGCTTCTAGACTTGACAAGGAAAAGGAAGGCGGGGGCTCCGCCCCTCGACCCCGCTGGGGCATAGCCCCAGACCCCGTTCGTACAGAAAGGCTGCCGACCGGTCTCGGCAGCCTTTCTGTACGAACGGGGTCTGGGGCTATGCCCCAGCGGGGTCGAGGGGCGGAGCCCCCGCCTTCCTCACTGTAGCCGGACGCGAAAAACCGGAATGTTGGACACACAAGCCCGGAGCGTAGCACAGTTCTGAGAGCGCCATGAGAACGCTCTCATCGCTACCCATCCGGCGGCCACCAAACCTCACTTAGAACCCCAGGGCGATCACCGGCATCGCGATACCACCGGCTTGCAACGTCGTGCCCCACGTTGCCCCCGACGTGACAACAGTGGCGGTCTGATAATAACCGTTGCGCGGCCCGCTGTTGGAGAGCGCGCCGGCCGCGCTGGCAGAACCCAGAATGGTGGCGCCTTCCAGCGTCAGGACGTTGTTGGCCAACCCGTCCACGCTCATCACCTGGTCGCACACCAGCGTCGCATAATGCCAGCCCTGGGTGATCGTCGCCGGCGTGGCTAGGGTCTGAGTGATCACGCCGAGCGTCGCCGATGTCGCCACGCCAAAGCTTCCAGTGTCGGCGTTGGTGACCAGGTTGTTCGGGAAATCCGTGCTTGCCGTCGGGGTGTAGACCGACATGTCGCAGTTGGCCGCCACGGTGGGATCCACGGTCAGCGCAAAGCTCAGGGTCTTCAGCGTCGGGCCGCTGGCGTTCGGAAAGTAGAACGGCAGCGCATAGCGGCGCAGCGCCACGATGCTCTGGGTGGTCGGCGTGATGCCTGGCGCGGTGCTGTAGAAATTGCCCGCCTGCCACCCGTTCGGCAGGCTCAGCCCGGTTACCGCATTGCCGCTGATCGACGCCGCTGGAATGCTGGTCGGCAGCTGCGCGGCCGTCAGGTGTGAGCCGCTATCCAGCGACGCCACGCCGTTCGCTACACCCAGCAGAGAGGCTGCCAGCATCGAGCTGGGCACCGGCACGTAGTAGTAGTCCCACACGCCGGTGGTGGCGTTCATCGGCACGAATTCCGCCGTCGCACCCACCGGGATGGCGATTGCAGCGCCAGCGGAGCCCGCCGTGCCCGTGCTGTTGAAGCTATCGGCGGGGATGTCTGGGTAGATGTTGCACGGGTGCAGCGCGAAGCAGAACAGCGTGACCGGATGCCCAATGCCCACGGACGCCATGGGCGGCAAAATGTAGGTGCCGCTCACCGTATCGGTGTCAGCCTCGGCGAAATACGTGCCGATCTGGCTTGCACCAGCCGGCAGCGCTCCGCCAGCCACAAGCCCGCTCGCGGTGCTGATCCCGATCGACGCGTAGGTCGCCGGCGATCCAGCCATCAGCACCCCCCCTGGCCCGGCCGAAAGGGGGCCGGCGTTGGCGAGCTGCGGCAGCGAAAGCGTGCCCGGCATCGTCACGTTGCCAGGGATCGTGTTGCCGCATGTCTCTGGCGCGCTCGGATCGCCGTAGTAGCCGTTCACCCGCACCGTGCAGGCGGCCGTCGGGTCGATCGACAGCAGCTGCACCGGGCCGGAGGTGGCGTAAGGCGAGCGCTCCAGCTCCACATGGATGTCCTGCACCGCGTTGTTGAAGGGGTTGGCGAACATCGCGTTCACCACGCCATCGTTCACGATCACGCTCGGGTCGCTATCGAGCTTGAACACGCAGTAGGAGCAACCATCCACCCGGAACACCGGCCCATAGGCGGCACCCGATGTCATCACGTCGTTGAACACCTCCTCGTTGTTATAGCCCTGATAGACCGGCCCGAAACCCACAGCCGCTCCCGACGCCACGGTCGCACTCACCGCGGCACCTGTCTGGTTGTTGATCATCGAGACGTGGGCGGCATCCACCACCTGGCCCACCACGGTCGCCGGCGAGGTCGGCACGCCGGTGGCGTAGATCTGCTCGCCAGCGAATATGCCCGCCGTGCTGGGCAGCGTCAGCACCGATCCTGTGCTGCTGGCCGAGGTCTGGGTGCTCACCGGCGCCGCGCCATACAAATGCAGGCAATACCAGTCATCGGGGGCGGAAATGCACTGCACGCCGGTCCACACGTTGTGGCTGTCGCCCTTATTGTTGGCCTGCGGCGTGATGCAGTCTTTCGAGCCAATGCAAACCAGGTCTTCAGATGCCTGGGTCGGCGTGGCGCCGCCGACGCCGTGCGTCACGGTGCCTTCGAAGCGCACATCGCTACGCAGCACCAGGCGAATGCCGCCGGCCGCCGTCCCTTCATCGTGCTCGCAATAGTCCACCCAGCGTGGCCCGTAGCCCATCAGACCGTTGCCGATCACTTCGTTGGAGCTATCCACGCCGCCCGTGCTGGTCAGCTCATAGGCGCAGTGGCCGGGGCTCCCGGACGTAAAGAGCCGCAGATTGTATTCAAAGAGCTCGGTTGTGTTGCTCTTCGTTTCGGTCCCGATCGCGCTGCCCCAGCTGAAACACCCCCCGAATGCGTTGGTGCATTCCAGGTCCTTCACCATGGCGAAGTTGTTCTGGCCGCTCAGCTGAAACCCGCCTGGGCCGGCCTCGGCCAGGCCGTTGTAGCGCAGGCCCGACATGAAGCAGCCACTGGCATCGAAGCTGGTGCTCACGCCGTTGCCGGCCCAGCTCTGGCTGTTGGTCACCTTGGCGCCGCCATCGCAATCGATCACGTAGCCGCTCAGTTGCCAGTTGGCGATGAAGGCGGTCATGCCGCTGTTGGTCGGCGATCCCGCTATCCCCACCGGTGCCGCCAGCGGCTTTGGCAGGGTGCCAAAGCTCGGCGTCGAACCACCAGGGATCCAGATCACGCTGTGGGTGCCGTAGGTCTCGAAGCGATATTGCGCCAGCGCGTTCGCCGCATCCAACGCCGGGGTATCGCTGTCGTAGTACTGCACCAGCCCCTGCATCCCGAACGTCAGGCCGGTGCTCATCGGGATCTTCAGCTTGGTGGAAGCGGTCACCGTGGTGCCGTTCGGCACCGCCAGCACGGTGGCGTAGACGGCGCCGGTACTGGTCTGGGCGATGCTGTCGCCCACCAGGATGCCGCTTGTGCTCGCCACGGTGATGGTGGCGCTGCCGCTGCCTCCGGTGGTGTCCACCGTCGTGGATTGCTGCACGATCGGCAGGCTCTGGCCGGCATTGTCGTGCATCATCACGTCCAGTCCATCGACGTTGGACAGGATCGAGCTGTGCATCGGCTGCAGCGGCGTTGCCATCTGCACGGCGGCCAGCGTCGCGGGCACCACCCCCGTACCGGTACCGTTGGTCAGCGCCGCGCTCGGCGCGCTGGTATATTGGCTGCCCGGATAGGGCTGATCGTAGTGGTCCACGTCGAAGGCGGTGATCTGCGCGCGTGGCGCGATCACGCAAAAGCCCCCCACTTCCTTCAGCGGCAACAGCGCGCCGGGCGCCGGCGGATTGCCCGTCCATAGCCCGGTGTTCATCTGCGGCACGCCCGCCGGCACGTTCGGGTTCGCAATGATGGTGAGCGCGCTGCCCGCTGCGCCGCTGATGGTGCCGTTGGCGCCCATGACCACGGACACATAGGTGCCCACGTTACCGCCGCCCATCTGCACGAACGTCTGCGTTGTTCCGGCCGCGCCCTGGCAGCCAAAGCCACCCAGGCCGCCCAGGCCGGTGCCGTTCTGGGCCAGCACGATCGACTTCACGCCCATCACCGTGCGCGCAACCGCGCCGGAACCGCCGCCGCCGCTATAGACCACCTGCGGCCACGGCGCGCCGGCCGGATAGGTGCCGCCGCAATTGGAGCTGCCGGTGCCCGGATTGGCGCCGGTGGTATCGCAGGTCTGCGCGTTCTGGGTCAGCGCCACCTGGCTGCCGTTGCTCGGCCCATTGGCGAATTCCACGTCGATCATCTGGCCGTTGTTCAGCGCGCTCCAGTTCGGGTTTTCGGTCAGCGGCACCGAAGGCAGGCCGCTTCCGGCGGCTGGATAGGTGCCGCTGGCGCACAGCTTCACCCCCAGCGCGGGCGATCCGGCGGTGGTCTGCAGGAAGCACAGCGCGGTCTTGCCGTCGCCGTAATACTTCGCGTTGTAAGGTGCGAAATTCATGCTGCGAATATCGATCACGCCCCAATTGGCGATATCGGACATCAGCATCTTGCCCTGCGCGTTCGCTACATAAGCGATGCCGGCGGAAAGATCGGTGCCGCTCACCGATCCGTTGGTGAGCTGCGGGTTGTTGGCATCCTGCGCGGCCATCGAGCCGATCTGCGCCACACCGCCATTGGCGGCCGCCACGGCGAACATCGCCGCATCAAGCTCGACGCCGCCAAGCGCCGTGGTGGTCGGGTTCACGATCGGGCCAGGTGGTCCGGCTGCTCCCGGCGCTCCATTCGTACCGTTCGCGCCGTTGGTGCCATTCGTGCCAGGGTCGCCTTTATCGCCCTTCGGCCCCTGCGGCCCCGTCGCACCGGTCGAGCTGGTGAACGGCACGCCGTTGATCTGGAAGCCGCCGCACGCATTGATCACGCCCGCCGCCGGCGTGCCGCCGCAGCCGCCAGCGCGCACCCCGCCACTCGTGCCCAGCGTACCCGTGAAGTTCGGGTTGTTCAGCGGCGCCACGTTGTAGCCAGGCCGCACATTGTAGGGGTTCAGCGGCGGCGGCAGCGACTGGGCGTGCGCATGCGCGCCGAGCAGGAATGCCAGGATCAGCGTGAGCGCGATCCCCAAAGCCGCCATCGTCTCGGCGCGCCGGCGCGTGGGCGAATTGGTCATGCGGTCGCTCCGATCGTGATCATGCCGGTCCAGCGGATTTGCCGTCCGGCAATCCCCACCCCGTCGATTTCCAGTCCGCCGGCGTTCAGCCCCGCCATCACCGCGCAGCCAGCAAGCGACGGATCGGCCAGCACGGGTGTGATGATGGGATTGGTCACCTGGCTGCCGTCGCCGGCGTTGCCGGGGAAACTCAGCGTGCCGCCCGCCCCGCGCACGACGGCCGCCAGCACCTGCCACACGCTCACCGCACCGGTGATCATGTCCTGCGCCACGATGAAGCCGTCGCCGATCTGCGCACCGATCACGCCGGCGGCCAGCGCCGGCAGGGCGGCCAGCGTGGTGCTGGCGGCAGTGCTGGTGATGGTGCCGATGCTCATCACCGGCACGCCGCCGGCGATCGTCGGCAGCTGCATGCTGCCCGCAACAGTCATCACGCCGCCCCAGGCGATCTGGCGGCCGCTCAGGCCCGTGCCCTCGATCTGAATGCCGCCGCCGCCCAGCGCGATACCCACCGCGCAGCCGGCCAGCGTGGCGTCCGCCAGCACCGGCGTCACCACTGGGTTGGTGGCCTGGCTGCCGTCGGTCGGATCACCCGGAAACGCCAGCACCCCGCCCACGCCGGCCACGGCGATCGCCAGCACCTGCCACACGCTGCACGCGCCGCTCACCTGATCCAGCGCCATCACGAAGCCGGCCGCCATCTGCGCGCCGATCAGGCCGCTGGGCAGCACCGGCAGCGTCAGCAGCGTGGCGGTGGTGGCGGCCGTCGTGCTGGCCGCGATGCTCAGCACCTGGTTGCTGCCGCCGCCTACCACGGTCTGCGGGAACGCGCCGCCGAACCCCACCACCACGCGGGCGGGCGCGTTGCTCTGGGTGATGACCAGCTTCACTGATACACCGCCGGCGGATCGACGTAGATCGGGAAGCTCTCGCTGATCGCCACCGTGCCATAGCTCTGGATCGTCACGTCGGCGCGCAGCTGGCCCAGCGGCCAGGCGGCCGTCGCGTCCACCTCCAGCGTCAGCACGCCCACGGTGCCGGCCGGCTGCGTCAGCGGCGGCATATCCACCAGGTTGCCGTCGATATCGGCGATCCCGCAGCTCACCACCGAAAGCGGATCGATCGCGAAGTTGCTGCCGTCGGCGTTCAGCAGCTGCATCGACAGGATCAGCGAGGCGCCGCGCTTGATGTGGATGTCGGCCACGGGCGCTTAGTTGTATTCGTCGACGATGATGTAGCCGCCGTAGGCTTGGCCGCCCTGGGCGGTCGCTTGGCCTTGCCACAGCGCGGCACCCGATCCACCGGAACCTGGTCCGCTGCTGCCCGGCCCCGAGCCGGCGTTCGGCTGCCCGGCCGCGGTGCCGATCAGGGAGTAGCCGCCGGCCGAGAACCCGATGGCGCCGCCGTCGCTGCCCACCACCATAGTCGCGGAGAGCGCGAGGCCGAGGCCACCCATCGCCCCCGGTGTCATCAGCACGATGCCCACGCCGCTGCCGACCAGCGGCTGCAGGCCGCCCGCCGCGCCCTTGATGGCGATGGGGCTGGCGAACGTCGTCGCTGCGCCTTGCGCGCCGCCGCCGCCGCCGAAGCAGGTGATGCTGAGCGGCGGCGGCGTGCCGCCTGGCGCGGTGTAGGCGCCAAACCAGCTCGCCGACCCCGCAGGGCCGGCGCCAGGGCCAGCCGCGCCGGCCGCGCCCACCTGGAAAGCGCAGGCAACCGGGTTGGCGATAAACCCTTCGAAGTAGCTGCCGCTGCCGCCCCCGCCGCCCAGCGCCACCTGGCCGGTGCTGGTGGCCAGGCCGCCGCCGCCGCATCCGCCGCCACCAAGCATGCGGATGCGGATCAGCTTGGTGGCCGGTTGCGGCGTAAAGGTGCCGGCGCTGTAGCCGGGCAAATCCTCCGATGCGATCCGCCGACCGCTCGTCAGGATCAGGATCGCCTGTTGCAGCTGCGTATTGTCGGCGTCGGTGGGCGTCAGCCCGGCGGCCACCACCGGGTTCAGAATGCTGTCCTGCACCCCGTTCAGCCAGGTGGCGTCAACATCCGATCCGTTGATGCCGGCTGCCAGGTTCTGGTCCTGGAAGGATCGCACCCCGCCGACAGTGATGTAGCCAGCGCCGCTCGTGTAATCCATCTAGGCCCCGCCTGTGTAATTGAAGACCACCAGGCAATCGGCCGGGCCGTACAGCCGCAGCATTGCCTCCACGCCGATCGGCACGATGGCGCCGATGGAATTGCCGGCAGAGCTGCCGCCGGCGCGAAACGGGATCACCTGGGTTGCCGGTAAATTCACCCGCCAGATGCGCGATTGCGCCGAGCTGATCACCGCGGCGCCGGCCACGAAGCCGCCCGCCACCATCGGCGCGAACTCATCGACGGTGATGACCACGCCCATGGTGGCGCACAGCGCGATGAAATAGGCCGCCGACTGGCCGCCTGGGCTCATCGTCCAGCGGCGGAACGCAGTCTGCCGCCGCTGCGTCAGGCTCGGGTCCGAGCTGCTCGGCATCGCCGCCGGATCAGGCCCCAGCACGCGCTCATAATCCGGCAGCAGCTGGCTGGCTGTTCGTGGATCGATCTCGTCCTGCATGCTCTCGGCGTCGGCTTCCAGGGTGGCGATCGCATCCGCCAGCGGATACAGGCTCTTGCCGACGTTGCTGGCCTGGCTGCGCCACCACACCCAGCCGCGCGGCACCAGGCCGATCAGCCCGTTCCACACATCGGTCAGCGAGCGCAGGCTCGATCCGGTGCTGTCGCTCATGCCAGGATGGCGCTCATGTGGCCGGCACGAAGGTGATCGTGCCCAGCACCGGGATCTGCCCGGTGCCCGGCGTCACGTCGGCGGTCGGCGCCTGCCGCTCATGGCTGTATTCGCCATCGCTGCTGCTCAGCGCGTTATCCAGCCGGCTCATGTAGATGATGCCGCCCGGCGAGGTGGTGCCATCCACCGGGTTCATCACCGGGCCGCCGATCTTTCCGTCCTGTGCAAAGAACAGTTGCAGCGCGCTGGTGGCGGCTGCCCGCGTGGCGGTGGTGTCCGGGTTCAGGGTGATCGAGACGTTCACCGGCAGCAGGCTGGCAGCGAAGGTTTGCACCCGGCTGCCCACCGGCTTCTTGGCCAGCAGCGCCGCCTGCACCGCGGCCACCTCAGGCCCGCTCGGCACCGCCGGACCGGGCATGGCGATCGTCACGCCCACGTTGCCGAGGCCTTGGATCTGCGCGGGCGCCACGTAGACGTACAGGCCCGGATACACCGCGCTCGCCCAGGTCTCGTAGTCCTCCGCGTCGCCGCCCATGGCCGGCGCCCGCCACTCCGCCAGGATGCGGGCGCGCCAGTCGTCGATGCTTTCCAGATCGGTGCCGCCGGTCAGGCCGGCGCTGGTCAATGTGCAGCTTTGAGGGGTCAAGCCTGGATAGGGGCTCACCACGTTCATCACGGTGCCGCCGGCCAGGTTGCTTTGCGCGCCGGGTTCACTCGCCACCAGCGGCACGGCCGCGCTGCCCGCCGCCGGGATGGTGGTGGCCGCCGTCACCAGGGCGATGATGCCGCTGATCGGATCGAGGAACGCGAAGCCCACCGGCAGCGTGATCGCGCTGCTGCCCGTGGTCGCCACCGTGCCGCTGCCCGAGGCGGCCGCCGCCAATATCTGCGGCACCCCGCGGATGCTGGCGTGGCGCGCCAGCCAGTTCTCCGCCGTGTCCGGCATCAGCTCCTGGCCCAGGCCGGCGAGGTAGGTGTATTCGTCGAACGTCGCCATGGCGTTCACGCGGCAGATCACCGTCATCGCGCGGTTCGGCGATCGCGCATCGCAGCCCGGAAACTGCGCCTCGAACATGCTGGCGTTGCGGTCTTGCAGGCTCAGCGGATCGGGGATCGCCAGCGGCATCAGCTGCCCGTCGCTTGCTGCAAGGTGATCGTGGTGGCGCCGTCCACCACCTGGCTGCCCAGCGTGTTCGGCGCGATCCAGTCGCACACGATGCCCACCACGCGGCCCAGCTGGGTTTGCCGCCACAGCAGGCTATCGGCGAGCGCCTGCGCATAGCCACGGCGCACCGCCTCGTTCTGTTTGCTGCGCCGGAACACCCAGCAGCGCGAGCCGATGGTCCGGCCGAGCCGATCGAGCGCATCGCCCGGCCAGCCGCCGCGCGCATCCAGCCGCGTGGGTGTGTTGAACGCAGGCTGCGGGAAATCGGGCAGCTCGTCGGACGGCAGCGCCCGCGCATCGGTGCCGGTCGAGATCAACAGCGCCGTTGCCGGCGTCGTGTCGAACGCGAAATCGGTGCCGTTGAACACAAAGTCGCAGCGCTGCGACCCTGGGTCGTAGGCAAGGGCGATGTCGTAATCCATTGGCCCGCAGGCTCGCGCGCGCGCAAGCCGGCGTTTACCCTAGCAGCTGCTAACCCAGGTGGCCGTGGATGGTGCCGCCCACGGTCAAATCGCCGGTAATCGTCGCGGCGCCCGTCACATTCAGGCTGCCGGCGGTCAGCGCGCCCGCCACATTCAACGTGCCGGCGATCGCGGCGTTCTGGGCGATCATCACCGTGCCGCTGTTCGCCGCCGTGATGCTCACCTCGGGCGCGGTGATGATGATCGCGCTCGCCGCCAGCACCTGGATGGTGCCGCCATTGCGGATCGCCACGCGGCTGCCGTCGCTGCCATAAAGCACCGTCTCGCCATCGGCGAGATTGCCGAAGCGCACAGAGAAATTCGCCAGCGGCAGCGCCACCAGGTGGCCTGGATCGCCCTCCACCGCGAACAACATCACCACCGCGCCATCCAGCGGCGCGCGGCTGGCCAGCCCGAAGGTCTGGTGCACCTCGATGCCGGTGCGGATCATCCCGTCGTACATCTCCACGTCGACGGTCTGCGCCTGGCCGCTGTCATAGGTCGCCTGCACGATGCCGCGCCCGATCGCGCCGCGCAGATCGAAGATCGTTTCGTGCAGCGGCTCCATCAGGGGCCGCCGAAATCCGGCGCCAGGTCGCTATTGCCCGGCGCCGGCTTGGTGCCCGTGCGCTGGCGCCGCTTGGCCGGCTCGTCGATCCGGTCGTAGGCGCTCGGCCCCACCACGCGCAGCGTGCTCAGCACGCCCTTCTCGCTCTGCTCATAGGTCACCGCATCGATCAGCATCGGCTTGTCGATCGCCTGATACGGATCCACCACCTGCGTCAGCTGGTTGGGGCGCCACAAAGCGCGACTGGTGCCCGCCCGGAAATCCGGCACGCCATAGGTCAGCCGCTCGCTCTCTCCCTTCGCCACGCGCAGCGCCCAATCCGCCTGCTGCTGGCCGGTCGCCGCACCGCTTTGCGTCCGCGTCACCCGCACCGTCGGCCGCCAGCGCGTCACCTCGGGATCCGTGGCGTGCCCCGTGATCAGCACACCGGCCTTTTCCTTGGTGGTGGCCACGCCGGCGGCCGGCAGCGTCGGGCCGCCGTCATACGGCACCAGCGTGCTGTCCATCGCCACCGTGCTGCCGCGCTGGCCGGCCGCCTTCTCGCTCTGACCCTTCACGAAGTAGTCGCTGAACCGCTTGCGCCAGGAAAACTGCCCGCTGCTGTCATCGGCGATCGCCATCGCGTTGCCGCCCGGCCCGCAATTGATTGGCGCCGGCGCCGGCGAGCTGCCACCCTGCGTCAGCAGCAGGCCGCCCACGCCGTCGCTCACCACCAGCACCGCGCGCTGCCGGCTCGCCTTCTCCAGTGCGCTCATCACCGTCTCATGCGTGCCGATCGCGAGACGGGTGAACACGGCGCCCACATCGCAATCGGCCCGCACGCTCACGCCGAATGGCGCGCACAATGCCTTCGCGATCGCCAGCAGATCCACGCCGCTGTATTCCGCCGGCCCGGTGGACGCGGCCGCGCAATCCACCAGGTCGCCCACCTTGTCGCGCCCGGTGATGCTGATGCCGCGCTGAGAGGCGTGCCAGAACGGCTTCACCTCATCCACCCAGCCGATCAGCACCACCTCGCCGTCGATCGCCACCTGCGCCGCCATACCGGGCACGATTGGCGCGATCGAGCTGCCATAGCCGGCCACGGCGGCGGTGCGCGCGGTATCGAGCATGCTGAATTCGAAGCTGCCGGAGATCTCCCGCAGATCCCGAATTACGCGGGAGCTGAGGCAGTTCTTGTAGCTGATGCCGTTCAGCGCCAGCGTCATGCGCGGCATCGATGGCGCGGTACCGGTGGCCGATGCGACGCCGCTCAAGCCAGATACTCCACCGGCCCGGCCGGCACCAAGGCGGGATGCACCACCGCGTTGCGCGCCACCAGGTCGGAATAGGTGGCGATCACGTCGCCTGGCGTGTCTCCCACCAGGTATTGCGCGATCCACCAGGCGCTGCTCACGCGCGGCAGCGTCAGCGTGTCCACCGCCGGCAGCCGGCCGATCTGCGCCTGCATGTCGATCACCAGCGCGCTGCGCAGGGTGATCAGCGCGCGCCACACCGGCCCGGCCGCCAGCGGATAGGCCTGGCACTGCCCGGCCACCGCCTCGGTCGCATCGTCCAGCTGCGCCACCAGCGTGGTCTCCCACGCCGTTGCGTCTTGCTGGCTGGTCCACACGATATCGCTGCTGGCGGCGATCGCCTGCACGATGCACGCGGCCACCAATGCTGCCGCCAGCGACGGCCCCGGCGCCGGATCGGTGTCGGCCGCCGCCTGGATCGATGCCGCGGCCGCCAGCAGCATGGTGGCGGCCGCCTGCGGATCGGCCGGCGCGGGCGTGGCGATGCTGCCGCCAGGCGCCACGGCCGCCGGCGGCGTGGGCACCGAGGACGCGGCCGCCGCCTCCGGCACGCTGCACAGCGCGTTCGCCACGTCCGTCGACCAGGTGGGATCGGTGCCGTTCGCCGCGGTCGCCGCCAGGGTCGCCAGCGGCAGCGCCACCGCGCTCGCCACGATCGGGCTGTTGCTGCCCGAGCCGCCCAGGCTGCCGAGGATCGAGAATGCCGTCTCCACATAGCCGGCGAACCGCTCCGCGTAGCCGATCAGCGCCAGCGGCAATTGCAGCGGGCTCAGCACGGTGTTGATGAAGCCGCGCACCTGCTGCTGGAAATTCGCCACCGCCGCCTGCAGCTGCTCCAGCGTGTCCAGCGGCGCGGCCTGATACGGCGTGGAAATCTCGAACACGGCGGAAAACCGCGCCACCCGCAGCTCGGCGATCTTGAAGCTGATCTCGGCCGGCTCGCGCAAAACCACCATCGGCGGCGCGCTGAACCACGGCACGATCAGCTGGGCCGCGGCCACCGTGCGGAACGCCGCCCGCAGCGCCTCGGCCTGGCGCACATAGTCGTCGCCGATCAGCAGGCCGCTGACCGTGATCGGCCCATCCAGCGCGCCCAAATCCTGGAACGCCGGCGTGTCGATGCCAGGGAACAGCAGCTTCTGCAGCCGCCGCCCCACGGTATAGCGCGTGTCCAGCACATAGAAATTGATACCCCGCCAGCTGCACGGCAGGCTCGCCGTGAACAGGCTCTGGATATCGACGTTGATGCCCACCATCAGGGCCGCCCCAGCGTCGGCCCGCGATTGGGTGCGGCGATCGGCGTGCTCGCCCGGGTGGTGCGCACCGTAGCCGTCGCCGTGGTGGCGGGATTATCGGTGGTCACATGCACCGAGACCTGGTGGTTGAGCTGCACGGTGGTCGCCGACGGCGGTACGGCGCCAGCGGTGGTGCCGGCCGTCGCCGCGCCGGCCGGCCCCGCAGCGATCGCCGCCATTGCCCCGCCGGCGAACACCCCGCGCACCAGCGATCCGAGCCGCGTCAACACGACCCCCACCGGTCCGGCGATCCACTTTTCCAGCCAGGCGCCGAAGGCGTCGAAGGCGGTCTGCACCCCCGCCCACATGCCTTCAAACCAGGCCAGCACCGGCTTCCAGTTCGCCCACAGCTCGTATCCGGCGAAGCCCAGCAACGCCACGGCCGCGACCGCCAGCGCGATCGGCCACGTGATCGCCGTCACCACGGCCGCCAAGCCCGATCCCACCGCCGTAATCATCCCGAAGCCGGCGGCAACCGGCCCCGCCACGAACCCGATCATCCCCAGCGCTGCCGCGAGCGCGAGGAAGCCCACCGATAGACCAATCACCCATTGCGTGGTCTTCGGCCAGTTGGTGTTGGCCCAGGTCAGCGCGGTGTTGATGCCGCCCAGCGCCACATTCGCCAGCTTGATCGCCGGCACGAATGCCTGGCCCACGGTGCGGGTGATCTGCGCGAAGGTCTCCGCCAGCAGGTTTAATTGAAACTGCGGCCCTTGGGTCTCGATCGAGAAATCCTTCAGCAGGTTCGCCTTGGTGCGGCCGGCATCTGCCGCACGCAGCTGCTTGAATTCGTCATGGTGATCCAGCAGCGCCCACATCGCAGCGCCGCTGTCCGCGTTGGTAAAGAGCTTGGCCAGGTAGTTCTGAGATTGCACCGGCGTCAGCCCTTTGAGCCGCGCGTGCAACAGCCGCAGCTCGGCGTCCAGCGGGTTGACCCCCGCCTTTTCCGCCTTCTCTAGATACTTCCCCAGGTCGACGCCGAGCAGCTTATTGAAGCTCCGGTCTTCCTTGTTCTGGAACATGTAGCGCAGCGCATCGTTGAACCGCGCGGCGGCCTGACTTGGGTTGCTCGAATTATTCATCACCGTCTCAAGGGCGGCAGCGCCCTCATCAACGCCAGCGCGGCCCCTCATACCCATTGCCGCCAGAGACGCCGCCACACCGGAGAATTCGAGCGCGAAATCCGACATTTTGAAGCGCCCGCTCTGGGTCGCATAGCCGACCGAGGCAATCGCGCCCGCGATATCGTCTTCGCCCTTGATCCCCATCGACTTGATCAGCGCGCCCACCACCGGACCAAGCTCCTTGGTGGTCACCCCATAGGCCGTGGCCGCCATCGAGTGAACACCGATCGCCTGGTCTACGATGTTCTTCGGAATGCCCATCGCGACAAGCTCTTCATAAGCATCAGCAACGCTTTCACTGCGCTGGCCAGTCTTCAATGCATCGGTATCAAACAGCTTCGTCAGTCTCGCCTCTTCCGGCGCAACCTGGCTTTGGTCCAAGTGCTCGGTAATCGCGGTCCGGCGCAGGATATCTTCGAACTCGGCGTATTTCTTGGTCGCTTCGAACAGCCCGCCCAGCTCCAGCGCCGACATGAGCGGATCGGACCCATGCGAAAGCACGTGCTGCGCGCCTGCACCCACGTCGCGCCGCCAGTTCTCCCGCCGCGCCGCACCGTAATCGGCATCGTAGCGCGCTCCGGCCGCCTGCTCGTCCGCCTGCGCCGCGCGCTGCCGCGCCAGCGCCGCGGCCTGGAACACGGCCACGTCATCGGTCATGCCGACCTCGCCGCCGTGTCCTACCGCCAGCACGCCGTCGCTGTTCATGCCCGCCGCCGCCGCCGCTGCCCGCGCCAGCGCCGCCGCCATGCGGTCGCTGGCGGCCGCGCCCACATCGGCGGCCGCACTCACCCGGCCGATCGCATCCGCCGCATCCGCCAGCGGCGCAGCCTGGCTGGCCACACCCCCAAGCCCCTCGGTGAGCGCATCCACCTCCGGCGTCGCCACGCTGGCCTGCTCGCCGATCGCCGCGAACCCCTCCGCCACGCCCGAGGCGGTGCGGCTCAGCTCCGCCATCGGCGCGGCGGCGGAGGTGAATTTATCCAGGTTGAGCTGTTTGCCGATCGCGCCGATGCGTTCCAGCATCTCCTCGATCTTGCGCAGCGGCGCCGAGAGCAGGTCTTCCAGCCGCAGCCGCATCGCCGCTTCAAGCTGCGCCGCCATCGCTTAATCGGTCCTCTTGCTTGCCTCGATCAGCGTGGCGTGCGCCTCGCACCAGAACGCCAGGTCGGTATCCGTCATCGCCAGCAGGTCGGCCCGCGGCCAGCCGAATTCATAGGCGAGCAGCGCGAGCCTTAGCGACCAGTCCTCCGGCCACCGCGCAGCAAAAAACCCAACACCTCGCTCGAGGCGGTCACGTCGGCGGCGTCCATACGCTTGAAGATGGCATCCACCCGCGAATGCGGCAGGCGGGTGGAACAGCCCAACGTCACGATCGCCTTGCTGCCGTCCTCGCCGGAGTTGCCGATGCGCATCATGTGCTCGCCGGTCAGCCGGTGCAGATGCAGCTCGCTGATCACGTCCTCGGTGATCGTCTCGCCCTTCTTCCAGCGCAGCGTCACCGGATACAGCAGCTTCAGTTTCACTGATCCGTCGCCCTGCACCACCGCGCCCTGCGGCAAGCCATCCTTGGAGGGCGCCGCCGGCAGCACGTCGCTATCCAGATCGCCCTCGATCAGCTCGTCGCGCGCGTCGCGGAACTCGCCTTCGTCGTCAGGGATCACGATAACCTGGTCGTTCATGGCTACAGCCTTTCAAATCGGCGGCGAACGAATTACGAGATCAGCTCGATCGGCTCGCCGATGATCCACTCCAGGTCCACCTTGCCGCCATCGCCGCCGGTCAGGCTGGGCTTGTTGCCGATCACCGCGTTCGGCTCGGTGTATTGCTGGCCGGTATCGGTCAGGTATTGCAGCTCGCCCGGCTGGCCGCCGTTGGAAAAGCCGAGCAAGGATTGCCCCTTGATCAGCCGCGTGGTGCACGTCACCTTGCCGGTGACGTATTCGTTTGCGGTGTCCCATGTGCCGTTCAGCATCACCGGCTTGGCCTGATAGCCGCCTGGCACCATCTTGGCACCCTTCTCCACCGGGATGTTCTGGCCCAGCCAGACGATCGAGACGATGCCAACCGCTTGCGCCATCGCTTACGCTCCCACCTGGAATTCCAGCACGGTCGCATCCACCATCAGATTGCCGGTGATGTTCACCACCAGCTGCTGATCCAATCGGTTCGGATCGCTGGCGTTGATCTGGAAAATGCTCGCCTGCGCGGCCGCCTGGCCGTTCACGATCCACCCGAGCTGCTCATACAGCCGGCACCGCCCGGCCCAGCTGCCCTTCGCGCGCATCGGCGTCACAGTGCCTTGCACGTCGCTCTGTGCGGCCAGCGAGCCATCTGGCGCCAGCTTGGCCTGCGGATACAGCAGCGCGCGATAGGTGTTCCAGTCGTAGCGGATCCGGCTCAACGTGCGCGCGGTCATCACGTCGCGCCAGCTGGCGTCGGCCACGCCCAGGCTGGTGGTGGTGTTGGCGGTCACCAGGCGCTCGATCGCCATCACGCCGTTCTCGCTGGTGGTCGTGCTCTGCCCCACCAGCAGCAGCTGCTGGCGCTGGCTTTCGATGAACGCGTCCACATCCGCTGGCCCCACCACGCCGGGCAGCGTCAGCCCGCGCAGCTGGCGGGATGGATCGTTGGCCAGCGCGAAGCTCGCCACGCCGGCCAGCGCGCCCGTCATCGCATAGGTGGGCGTCTGCGAATTATACACCGGCAGGAAGCACATGTGTTTGTCGTTCTGGCCGGTGGCGAAGGTCTGCGCACTGCCGTAGCTGTTGCTGTAGCAGGTCCAGCTCATGCAATCCTGCTTGCCCAGCGCCGTGTAGCGGCGATCCAGATCGGCGGCGAGCAGGGCAAGGTTCGCCGTGTCGTAGAACGGCATGATGATGTCGGTATACCAGGTGGTGGCCGCCGTGCTGATCGCCGCCGTGATGTCGGGGAACAGCGTGCCGCCGCTCATATCCACCACCGCGCAGGTGATGCCGGGGGGGAAGGTGTCGCCCACCGCGGCGTTGCAGCGCAGATCGATGTCGTTGCCGAGCTGGCCCTTGAAGCCGGCGTTCACGGTCAGCACGCCGAGGGCGGCGGAAACCGTCGCCGGCAGGTTCGGATCGGCAGCCATCGCGGCGCGCAGATTGGCGGCGATGGAGGTGGGCGTGTCGGTCAGTGAAACGCCGATGCGGTAGTTCACGCCCGCCACGCTGGCGCTGAACGTGCCCGGCGCAGTCGGCGCGCCCGAGATCGTGAACGTGCCGGTGGCCAGGCCCCCGGTGCTGGGGGCGGCCAGGAAAATCACATCCAGCTGCGCCAGCGGATTGGCCAGCAGATACGCCGCCGCCGCCGCCGCCGCCGGGCTGCCGGCGCCGCCCAGCGCCACCGCCTGGCTGGCCGAGGTGATGGTATACACCTGGCCGTAATTCGCGGTGGCCAGCAGCGGCCGCACCTGCCCGAACAGCAGCACGCGCGTGGGATATCCCAGCACGCCGACATTGCCGTAATAGGGGCGAACTTCGGTATATTCGCCCGGCACCAAGATCCCGGTGGGGATTTCATTGAAAATGATATTCTGGGGCGTGGTCTGGCTGCCGCTCATGGATCAGCTGTCCTGTTCGCTGTCGCTGGTGTAGCCCGGATCGATGGTGCCGCTGGGCGTGGCGCCGATCAGCAGATCGCCGCTGGCCAGGCACCGCTGCACGAACAGCGCGTCGCCATCCACCATGATCGATCCATCGGATTGCGCCGATGGATCACCCGGCAATTTGCGGCCGTCCGGAAACGGAATGGTGCGGCCCGCCGCCGCCTTAACCCAGATCGCGCTCAATAGCCGTCCTCCGCCACAACCATGGTATCGTCGTCCTCGATCAGCAGCTCGCCCGCCGGCGTCTGCCACGTCGTATCGATCTCCTGCAGCAGCGGCACGTCGCCGAAATCCAGCGTATCCACGGCGTCGATATCGATGCCCACCTGCACGTCGACACTGGCCAGCGCGCAGCCCTCGGCCTGCCAGCCATCCACCCACAAATTGCCGGCCGAACTCACGAAGCACGGCCCCACGTTCGGCACCGAATAGCCGTTCAGAATGCTGATCGCGGACTGTACCATGCGCAGCTGGCCCATGCCCTGCGCGTCGCCGAGATAACGCCCCTGGTCGCCGCTCGGCCCGGCATTCTTCACGATCAGATACACCGTGAACTGCGCGGCTGCGCGGAACGTGCTCTCGAATTCGGACCGCACCGGAATACCCTTCCAGCCCAGCCCCACAAACGGCGCTAGGCCGCCCAGGCGATCCCATTGCTTGATCGTCATGCGCGCCGGCACGTATTCGAACCGGAACCGCTTCGGGTTGAACACGCTCTGCACCCGCGCGGCCAGGCCCATCGCCGCCAGCTCCAGCGGCCCTGGCGTGGTCACCAGCGGGGCGGCTTCACTGCCGCTCATGGGCCGCCCCAGAAGCTGCCATCCACGGTGCTGGAACTCACCACGTCGGAACTCGGCTGGCTGAATGCATCGTCCAGCGCGCCGCCGCCACGCACAAACACGGCGTTGTCGGCGCCGGCCGGCGCGGCATTCGTCATCGCCAGGCTTTGATCGGCCGGCAGCATCTCGCGCAAATCCAGCACCACCTCGCCGCGCATCACCGCGCGCAGCCAGGCCATCGTCTCCTCGCGATCTTTGGTCACCGCCTCGGTCGGCGATTTCTGCTCGCCCTGATACAAATCATAGCGCGCCAGCAGCTGGCAGGCCCGGCGGATTTCCGGCGGCGCGGCCATCAGCGGCACGGCGTAGCGCTTGCGCAGAAAGCTGTCGATCAGGCTGGAGGCATCATCCAGCGCGGTATCGATCGGGTCTTCGATCACCGCCACCATATCCGTGCCGAACGGCGTGGACAGACGGATCATCTCCGTCTGTCCAAACCGCGCGACCATATCGTCGGAGGTGGCGTATGCCATCGATGGCGTTAGGCGCGGCCGCGGGCGCGCACGGCGCGGGCGGTCTCGGCCGGAATATCACCGGCGATCTCTTCCTTCACCTCTGCTGCCTGCGCAGCCGCCTGGGGATCGATCACCGCGCCGATCGGCGTGTCGGCCGCGTTCGCGTGCTCCACGGTCTTGCCGGTGCGCGCGTCCGCATCCACCACGGCCTGGTCGGTCACCACAGTGCCGGCCGTGGCGTCGAAATGCTGCGGCCCCGGCTGCAGCTGGGCCAGCAGCTCCTGCAGCCGGGCGTGCACGGTGGCGGCCGGCGGCCGGTGCGGCGCGTGCTCGGGCGTGGTGGCGAGGCTCAGCGGATGGCCCACCACCACGCTGATATGCGGGTCGCCGAACAAATCCAGCAGCTGCGCTTCGGAAAAATGATCCAGCGGATAAACGGCGGCGGCGGGGTTCGGCTGGCCGCCGCGATACATGCCCGGCCGGCCGCAGGTAACAACCAAATGCATCGCAAGTCCCTCTGTTTAATCCGCCGGCGCCCGCCGGCGGGAATGCCTCTGTGTCGCGGCGCTGGCTGCTAGTTCAGCCAGACGTCTTCCACCGCTTTGGCCATGCCGCGGAACTGGTTGGGCACCAGTGACGTGGCGGTGCCGCTCAGCGGCTGGAATTCGTTGGTGCACAGCGCGAGCGCGGTCGGATACAGCGCGGTCGGCACCACCAGCAGGTTCGGGTTGATGCCCATCGGCGCGCCGCTCGGCCGGCGGATTTGCGTCATGGCGGTGCGCGCGGCGATCACGTTGTCATGCGTCAGCGGCGCCATGCTCATATACGCCAGCTGCCACAGGCCATAGCCGGCCGCGCAGCGGCCATCCACGCCCCATTCGAATTCGCGGTTCCAGAACACCTGCGGATCGTCCATCGCGAATTTCGGGATGATCTCGAACGGCTTGCGGCGCTGGAAGATGAAGGCGCGCTGCGGGCGGCGCGTATCGAGCAGATACCAGGCCGGTCCGGCGCCGGTGACGTAGTTCGCCACCGTGTTGGGCGTGCCGTCCGGATTGAAGTTCGGATGCGCCGTGTCGAAGAAGTTCTGGTTGTCGTAGGTGATGGCGGTGTGGCCATTCTTCATGGCGGCCGCGATCAGCTCGTCGGGCAGCACCGCGGCATCCGCGCCCAGCTGGGCGGCCGCCGGCGTCAGCAGCCCATATTTGTCATCCAGGATATCGTTGCGCCGCACCGCGATGGTCTCTTCGAATTCGCGGTTCTGGATGGAGAAGGTGAGCAGCGAAAGCTGGTTGACCACGCGGTCGCCGACCCACTCCCGCAGACCGGGCAGCATATCCAAACGCGGATAAAGCTCGCCGGCGCCGGTGCTGGTCGCCTGGAAGGCGATCTGCTCCTGCACGGTCGGCGCGGTCCATAGCTGCGTATTGAACGCAGTCTGCACGCCGATATTGATCGACGTCAGCAGCGGAAAAGTAATGGCGTCGGGCACTGGTGTTTAGCCTCCGAGCAGACGGACCCAGGTGAAGCCACCCTCGATGCCATCGAGGTTGCCTGCCACCAGCAGCGATCCGGATTGGGTGAGGGTCAGCGTGTTGTCGTCGACCACGTAGACGGTCGCGTTCAGGTTGGCGGGGATCGCGCTCGGAACCACCAGGCGCCAGATCCCGCGCAGCGCTTCCACCGGCGTCACGCTGGCGGCTCCGCTCGCGGTGTTGTCGTAGGCCATGGCGGCCAGGCCGAGGAACGCCACGGTGCCGCTGGTCTGGATGCGCTGCATCTGGCCGGCCGCGTTCAGCCCGACCAGGCTGTTGCGAAACACCTTCTCGCCCGGCGCGACGTAGTAGCCATACTCGCCGCCCTTGGGCGGACCGCGGCGCTTCAGCACCACATCTGCAGTCAGCGCCATTTATGCGGCCTCCTTCGATTTGCGCATCGCCTTCTTGGTCTTGGCGAATGCCTTTGGATCGAGGCTCATCTTTTTGCAGGTGGCCATCTCGGTCTCGTCCAGCGCGTCGCCGTCTTCGCTCTCGGCCAGCGCGATCGTGGAAACCGCAACGCCGCCGGCGTTGATGCTCGGCATGGCGTTCACCAGCTTCTCGATCCCCGCGGGGTCTTTCGCGTGCATCGCGATCAGCGCCTCGCGGCTGGCCACGATCGGCTTGCCGGCCTTGATCGCCGTGTCGATGAAGCTGGTCGCCGTCTCCGTCAGGCGCTGGGTGCGCATCGTGTCGATCTGCGCTTGCAGCTGCACCACAGTTTCGTTCGGCACCGTGGTGGCCTTCTGCGCGGCTAGCGCCAGCACCAGGTCGTCCGGTGTGGCGGCCGTCACGCCGGCGGCGGTGGCCGCGCGCTGCACCAGCGTCTCCACCGTGCCGCGCTGTTCGGCGTGCCCATTCTGTTGAAGATCACTGAGCGTCGCCAGAATGGTGGCCTCGTCGGCGGTGTCGGGCAGCTTCAGCGCCGCCCGCAGTTGCGTCACATCCACGGTCTGATCCTGTTTGCTGAGAAGGGTGGTGAGGCTGGTCAAGGCCGGCGTGTTGGTCAGCGCGGCGCGCAGGATTTGCGTCACCCGGCCGGCCTTATCGACGTTGATCACCGGGCTCACGCCGCGGTAGCTGCGATTGGCCAGCAGCTGCTTGCCTGAGGCGTTCCAATCCACGCGGCCCCAAATCCCGTCGGCGCGCGATTGCAGCTCCACGATCCAGCCATGCGCCGGCGCGTCGCCGCCGGTCTTCATGGCGTGATCGGTCGCGTGGTTCACATCCAGCGTCAGCGCGCCGTTGGCCATGCTGGCGGCGATCACCGCCGCCGCATCGGTCAGCGTCCAAGGCCCGCGCCCATCGGCGGCGCGGAACGTCCCGGCCGGCACCAGGTGCAGCCATTCGACGCTCGCATCGATCGCGCCGGCTTGGCCGGCAGCAGTCGGCAGCGTGAAATACAGGGTGACCGTGTTCATCCACGGCGAAATTGCCCTGCGGCGCGGCGCGGCGTTTACCCTAGCAGGTGCTAACCCGGATCACCCGCCACGGCCGCCGCTGGCGGGCGCGTCAGCCAGGTGGCTCCCACCGGGCGGGCGGCTGCTCTCATCCCGCTCTCAGGCTTGCCCAGGGCCTCTCATTCGCCGTTCGCGCCCCAGCTGGCCGCCGCCGGAACCGGCCCGCCCAGCGCGTGCGCCATGTAGTCTTCGGCGACCTCCACCAGCATGGTTTCATCGTCATGACCAAAGCCGAGATATGGCCGCGCCGGAATGGTCACCTGGCGCGCCCAAACCAGCCGATCGCCAATGCGGAAGATCAGCGCCGGCGCATCCTTCGGTTTGATGGTGGCGCCAAACTGGTGCACGGCGGCATAGACCTTGTTGCTGCCCACCGTCACCTCGCCGGCCTCGACCTCGCTGGTGATGCTGCCCATCAGGCCGCCGCTCATGCCCTTCTCGCGCAGGATCCCCGGGCCGGTCTTCTCGGCCTCATAGGCCGGCATCAGTGGCGCCCAGGGGTTTCCGTCCGGATCGTGCTCGCCCCTGAACCGATCGCGCACGTTGCGCGCCAGGCCAAATCCCATCGCCGCCAGCAGCGGCTCCGGCTCGGCCGCCAGCGCGCGCAGCTTGCTCAGCGCCTCGCGAACATCGGCGTCGTCGAAGGTGAAAGTCAGCGCCGCGCCCGTCATTCCATCTCGCCTTTTCGCTGACAACGCTGTAGCATGGTCCGGTAGCCGGGACCACGAAACGCTGTACTGGCCTGTATATCGCGCAAGCGCCTACTTGAGGGATGTGGCGTATCCCCCCGGCTACAGATGCCCCTGCAATAGCTTGTAATTAGGCCGCCCCAATTCGGAGCGCGGCACCAGGCCCGCGCTGCGCACAGTATTCACCAGCGGACGCTTGTCGTCGATCTTCATGTGCAGCCGCCCCACCGCTACGATGACCTTGGCCAGCCGTCCCTGCGGATCGTTCGGCACAGGAAACACGAAGATCAAATCCCCGTTCTGGTCGCGATCGTCGCGCAGGATCGCCTGGGGCTGGGCCAGCAGCTGCGGCAGCGCCAGCAGCTCGGCCAACGGCAGCGCATTGCTCTTCGTGTCGCGCACCATGTGCGCCAACTGTGCCGCGTTGATCAGGATGCTGCGCGGCGCATCCTTCGGGATCGTGCGCACCACCAGGTCGGGCAGCCGGCCGATCGACCACACCGTTCCGTCCGGCCGCTTCGCCTCGCTGACCTTCTGCACCCAGTCGCCGTACGTCATGCCCGGCTGATGCACCGGCGGCTTGCGTGGCCTGTCCTGCTGTGCTGCGCCTGGGCTCGGCGCCGGTGCCGGCGCCGGCGCGGTCACCGGCGAGGCAAGGCCAGGGGCTCTGCCCCCCGCTGTTCGAGCACCTGACTTTTGCGGCGCCGGCTCGAACGCATCGCCGCCCGGCTTCAGCACGCTCGTGTCATGCGGCACCGGCCCCTGCCAGGCTTTGCCCACATTGTAGTCAAACCCTGGATCGATCCCCACCGGCACCTGGTGCGTCTCGCCGGTGTGCTTGTTCACCCATGGCCGCGTCTCGATCGGTGGCGCTGTGTCGGGTCCATCCTTGCCCAGCCGCGCCAGCTCGCGCCGCATCATCGGCCGCACATGGCAGCCGCAGCGCCAGCCGTTCGGCGGATAATGCGTGTTCCACCATGGATCGTCGGCGCGCAGCGTCAGCCCGTTCCACGCCAGATGCTGCAGCCGCGGATGCCGGCTGCCGCTGTGCACGTATTGCCAGTAGGGGAACACTTCCAGCGTGCCGGGCGCCGTCATCTGCGCGTAGCGGCCGGCCGAATAGGCGGTCGAGAGATTGGTCTCGTAGATGATCTGCGCGCGCCAGGCGGCCGAGCCGTTATGCACCCAGCCGTGCTTGGCCACGATCGCATCGAACTGCTTGCGGAAATCCCGCAGCGTGGTGCCCTTGTCGATCGCGCGGATCACCTCGGCGTGCAGATCGTCCACCAGCGCCTGGCTGGATGCGCCGGCCACCATGAAGCTGCGCGCATGCGCCTGCTTCCACACGTCGGTCCAGTGTTCGCTGGTGACCGCCACCTTCTCGCGCAGAAAGTCGATCGCGTCCTTTGGCTTTAACCCCAGCGCGGCGGGAACGATCTGTGGCATCGCCGCAGCCTAATGCGGCCGCAGCTCGTCCAGCAACGCCGCCTGGCCCACCAGCTCGGCCATCGCCATGCCCTGCTGCATGGCCTTCGCGAATGCCGACGGATCCAGCTGCAGCTCCGACAGCCGATGCGCCAGGTCGTGCAGGCTGTCGGCCTGGTCGAACACCGCGCGCACCTGTTCCGTCATGCCGGCGAGCGCGCTTTGCGCATCGGCCGCCAGATTGTCGGTCAGCCGCTCCACCACCTCGGGCGGGATTTCGCCGGTCTGGCGGGTCAGCAGCCGCGTCAGCAGCTTCCGGCTATTCTGCTCGGGCACCGGCGCCTCGATCACCTTGGGCGGCGCCACGGGCGGCGCTGGGGGCGGCATCAGCGTCTCCTCGCCGTCATCCGCCGGCGTCAATTGCAGCCGGCTCATCACCTCGTCCACGCGCGGCCGCAAGCCCAGCGGCACCATGTTCACGATGCCGGCGATCACATCGTTCAGCGGCACCTGGTCCTGCCGGCCGATCCGCAGCACCGGATAGCGCTCCTGCGGCCCGAAGGTCAGCGCGATCATGGGCTGCACGATCTGCCGCGTGATGCTGGTGGCCAGCAGCCCGGCGTCGAACTTCTCCACGTCGTCTTCGATCTGCCGGTGCTCGCGCCCCACCGCGTGGCCACCGGCGATCGCCTCGGTGCCCGCCGTGCTGCCCAGCACCAGCTTGGAAACCTCCCGGTTCAGCCAGTCCGCCCGCTTCAAATACAGCTCGCTGCCGGCGTTGCGCTCGCTGTCTTTGACGAACTCGATTTCCATGGATTTCGGAATGATCGCGCCCACGTCGCCGGCGATCGTGCTCACCGCGCGCCACAGCACATTGCGGTCGGTATCCGATGCCTCTGGCCCGTAGCGGCCAACCCGGATCGGGAAGCCGTAAGCCTGGCAGAATACCGCCCAGTCCTTCACGTTGAACGCCGAATACATCCACAGGAACGCCACCTGGCGCGTCAGCCCCCCGCGCACGATGTTGCCGGATTTGCTGCGATGCGGGTGCACCAAAAATTTCAGCGGCGCCAGATCCACGAAGCCCGCGCCGGTGCGCAGCCAGATCGTGCGGCCGTCCTTCCAGGAAATCTCGAAAAACCGCTGCGGCCGATATTCAATGCGGCTGGGCGCGCAATAGCCGGGCCGCTGCTCCCACAGGATCTCCAGCGCGGAAAATCCTTTGCCCACCGCATCCATGATGTCGAACATGGCATTCGCCAGCACGTCGCTATCGATCCAGTCGCGCACGAAATCCGCGTGGGTATCGTATTCACCGCCGCCGCGTGCGGCCTCGATCGTGATCGGCAGTTGGCTTACCTGGCGTTTGCGCTTCGCCAGCACGGCGCCGTAGTGGCTGAACAGCTCCTCGATCTCCTCGGCCAGGATGAACCATTCCTGGCTGCTGCCGTCGTCGGCCGCGCGCACGATGGATCCCAACTGGCCGGGATCCATGCCGAACGCCATGTGCCCGGCAAACGGCGGCCGGCTGGCGATCGCGCTGGGCGGGCTGATCTCCTCGCGCATCTGCGCGATCACGGCCGGCGGTACCGGCTGCCCGAACTGATCCAGCAGCTGGCGCATGGTTGGTTTACCAGCTGGGGGATTACCGGCCAAACGCGCCTCCTCTGAAATCCGGCAGGATCGATCGGGCCGGGGTGCGCCGGTCCTCCTCTGCCGCGCGCGACCGCTCGTTCCACCGCCGGCCGCCCGCGCGCGCCACCCCGGCGAAATCATCCGCCGCTTTCAGCGGTGCCGCGCGGTATTCATAGCTGTCGCGGCCTTGACCGGCCGCGTTCAATGCCAGAAACAGCGCCCAGGCGCGATCGGCATGGCTGTCGCCTGCCCCGCTATCGTCATCGGCGACGAAGCGTGGAACCCCCGTGGGCCCCACCACCCGCTTCAACAGATGCAGATCGTGCCGCAGTTTCGCGTCGCCCAGCGGAATGCGCAGGGTTCGATCCTCGAACGCCTCCTTGGCGCGCGTCGCCATCACCAGCTTGTTCGGCCCGGTGAACAGCACGCCCTCCACGCGGGTTTCGCCGTGCAGCCGCTGCATGTCCTGCACCGGCTTTTCGCCCATGCCGGTCTGATCCATGCACGCCCGCGCAATCCGATAGGTGCGCATCAGCCGGTCGAACTCCGCATCGTGCTCGGCAAAGCTCACCCGCCGCAGCACCACCACCTCGCGCGTCCACAGCACATCGCCCACCTGCTCCAGCACCCACGCCACCCACAAATCGTGGCGCGCGGCGATATCGTTGCCCAGATAGCAGTGGCCGCCCTGATAGCCGCGCGGATCGCCGGCGCCGGCGTCTTCCACGCCGCTGATCAAATCGTAGCTCAGCCAGGCGCTGGCCTCGTCCAGCCATTGCAGCTCGAATTCCTGTGCCCACAGATCCTCGTCGGCCAGGCCCGCGCGCAGTTCGTCGATATCGCGCGGCAGCCCCTCGGCCACCGCCTGGTGGATATCCACGGTGTGGCGGCTCCAGATATCGTCCGCCGCCGTCATCAGCTCATAGAATTTGTTGGCTTTCCCATTGGGGGTGCTGGTGACGATGATGCGAAACCCGGCCGAGATCACCGGGAACAGCGCCCCCCAGATCGCCCGACTGTCGCGATGGAACGCGAATTCGTCCAGCAGCACATTGGCCGAAAATCCGCGCGCGGTATCGGCATTGGCCGGCAGCGCGGTCACCCGCGATCCGCCGGGAAACACCACCTCCAGCGCCTTATAGGTCACGTCGTCGGCGGCGAACTCGTATTCGATCTGCTCGATCGCCGCGCCATAGGCCCGGCAATGCGTCTTCAGCCCCTCGATCGCCTCCTTGGCCTGGCGCTCCCCGCGGGAAAGGATCACCCAGCGCGTGCGCCCGCCGCGCGCCTCGGCGGCGAAGCAGTCATCGGCGATATCCAGCGTGCTGGTGAACGTCTTGCCGGTCTGGCGCGCGAACATCCCGATCTTGAACCGCGACTTGTCCGCCAGCCACCGCTTCTGGTAGCCGCACAGATGGATGGCGGGGGCCGCTGAGAGCGTGTTGGACGTCATTTGGCCGACGTCCAGATCATGGGGGCGGCGCGCGCCGCCCCCACCAGGTCAATCGGCCATCGGATCGTTGCCGGGCAGATGGGCAGCGGCGTCGGCCAGCTCATCGCCGAGCAGCCGGCACAGCAGCGGAAACCCCGGCTCGTCGTCCGGCGTGCCGCCGAGCAGGATGAGCGACGTGACCACGCTGTTGATCCGCTCGATCGTCGAGTTGGCGCTAAGCGGCGGCATGGCTGCCGCCCTCCCGCGCCCGGCGCGAGGCCGTCTTCACGCTCTCCAGCGTGTAGCCGCAGCGCTGCGCTTCCTGCGCCACGTCCCGATACAGCTTGTTGGCGGCGGCATGCTGCTGGCGCGCGCCCTCCAGGCGGCTGATCAGATGCTCCATGGTGGCGTTCGGGCTGGTGGTGCGCGAGCCGTCCTGCAGATGCCGCAGGATCAACAGCGCTGGATGACCCGGCTCCAGCGCTGCCGCCACCTCGTCGAGAGCCTCCACGGCTTGCCAGCGGCAAGCGATAAGTTCCGGGCAACGCGAGCTGCACGGGCAACGGCTGGTGCCGGATGCGCCCTTCCAGCAGGTCCAGCACCCAGCGCCGGAACGACTTCGCCTCCGGCGTGCGCGCCAGCAGCGTCAGCAGGCGCACGCCCCGGAGAGAGAAGGCGCGCGTCTCCTGGATGCCCCTGGTCTCCGTTTCGGCATTGAGCAGGCGGGTCTCCTCGCCGGTGAACTCGTCCTGATTGCGCTCGAAGATCTTGTGAATGGCGAACACGCTGGAGAAGCCCAACGGTTGGACAAGCTGTCCAATGGTCAGCCACAATTCGCCGCCCGTTTGCACGGCTTGAAGCTGCTGTTTGTGGTAGCTGAGATTGATGATCGTCGCGGTCATTGCAGGCTCCTTCGTTTGGAACGGGCCAATCCCGTTCCGGGTGGTGAAAAGCTGCCGAAGGAACAGCCGCGCACGTCTTTAGCGCACGCCGAAGCGTGCCCATTGGACATTCACGTGCGCCACCCGGAAGTGGGGTAAGGGTCCATGCGACAGGACCGGCGCCTTCGGTCAGCTGCGGCTGGTGGGTTTTCACGCCCGCCCGGCACGCAACCGCAGGCTGCGCCGGGGGACGATTTTGTGTCAAGAGGGCGATTTTGCGGACTCCAGACCGCCCTGCCGGGGCTTCCTCCCAGCCCCATCATGCCGCTCGGCCGTCCGCCGCCGCGACAATCCAGGCTTGGCGCGCGCGAAATCCACGGCTTCACGGCACTCACGCAACTGGCCGAGAAACACCTCGAATTCGTCCATCTGCGCGGAACTGATCTTATCATGATTGGCCAACAGATATCGTCCAACACTCTCAATCTTCTCGGCGAAGATGCTCGGCAGGCAACCAGACGCAAACAGCGAAACCTGGATATTGATCTTTTGATCGCCCATCAACTCGCAATCCCATATATCTCTTGCCGCACCCGGCGCAGCGTGTCCACATCGAAGCCGCGTTGTGTGCCCGCATTACCATCCTTGGTCGCCGCGCGCTCCATCGCATCCAGTTTCTTCTGCTGCTCGGCTTCAATTTCGCGCTTCACCCGGATCACCAGATCGGTATTGCTCTTGGATGCCCGCGCCAGGTGATCCATCGCCTTGGCGATCGCCTCGATGCCCTTCGGGTTGCCTGCCAGCGCCGCGCGGCCGCCCTCGTCGATCCCATCCATCTCGCCTTCGGCGTGGGCCATGAACAGCTCCAGGATGGTGCCGTTCATCAGCTCGATATTCATCTGCGCGGCTTCGCTCACCTTCGCGTCGCCCACGGTGCGGCCGAGCTGCTCGGCCATCAGCCGGGCCATGCGCATGCGCTCGCCGATTTTATCCATGCCCTTGATGTGCCGCCCGAGTGCGGATCGGCTCGGCGCCCGGTCATACAGCTCCACCAAATGCTCGCGGATTTGGTCGATCGTCCACCCGTTCTGCCGCAGCTTGCCGATCGTGCTGCGGATTTCCTCGGGCAGCTGATCGATCGAGCTCGGCCGCGTCATCAGCCCAGCTCGCGATCCGCAACGCCCGTGTGCTGCCGCCCGCGCGCCACGGCGGATCCCGCATCGGTGAGCGTGGCGATCCAGATATCGTCGCCGTCATCGGCGAGCTTATCGATGCGCACCAGGCCGTGCACCTCCAGATAGCTCATATCCGCGCGCACCAGCGCCCGATCGGCCACGTCGATCTTGCGCTCGATCACAGCGCGCAGCGCGGCGTCGTTGGCGCGATTGCCGGGCGCCACATGCAGCACCTCCAGCACCTTGCGCCGCCGGGCCTCCGCCAGCAGCTGGCTATAGCTCATCGGTCTTTGTCCTGCAGCTGCGCGCGCGTCAGCAGTTGAAGCTGGGTGAAGGTACGCTCGCCGCTTTCCACCAGGCCGCGCACCGAGGCGCTCAGACCGGCGATATTGGTGCTCAGCTCGCCCACCTTGTCCTCGGTGCGCCGAACATCCTCGCGCGTCGGCAGCGTCAGGAACTTCTGCTCCAGATTGCTCAGCCGGTGCACCATGTCGCGATGATCCCTGTGCAGGCCCGAGATCTGACCCACGTTTTCGTTGTGCAGCTGCATCACCTTGTCGCGGGTGAAAAAGTCACCGCCCAATTTGGCGCGCAGGCTGAAATACAGCAGCGTGCCGACAAAGGCGGCCACCGCGGTGAACGCGGCCCAGTCCTCCCAGCTTTGCGGGATCCAGCTCATCGTTCCTCCATTCATCGGCACAGCCGTTCCGTCGCTTCCTGGCACATGAAGCAGAGGCAACAGCCCGGCAGTGCGATGCGGCGACGTTCGTCAATCTCCCGCCCGCAGCGCAGGCAATCGGTTCCGGACTGCGTCAGCGGCGCATGCCGCTGCAGCAGGCTCAGAACACCCTCGCGCAGCGCCTCTTCGGCCTCCTGCGCCTTGTCCACCACGTCCATGCGCTCGGCCGTTCACACGCCGCTCAGGAGGCGGTAGCGGGCGCTGCAGCCGGCGTGGCGGCCGGCACCGCCGTCGGCAGCGTGGCCACGATCACCGCCAGCGCACCCACATCGGCGGTCAGCTTTGCAAAGAAGCTGCTGGTGGCCGCGTTCGCGGTAATCGCCACCTGCAAGGCGGCGAGATCGGTCGGGATCACCGCCTCCAAACGCTGAATTTCACTCACCGTCGCCGGCTGGCTGCACACCTTGGTCACCCCCGGCGTGCCGCACGTCGGCAGCGCGATATAGGCGTTCCCTAGCGCTGTGGAGATCGTATAGCCGGCCTCCACCGCATTCAGCTGATCCTGCGGCGTGGTGCCTGCGCACCCCGACAGGCCGCCGCCCAGCAGGCAGAACGCCAGCACGATGCCCAGCGTCTTGCTCACCGGCGCCGTCACGCCGGCCGCAGGGCTCTTGGCCGGCAGGCTCAACGAAACTGGCTGCGTGGTCAGCTTGCGCAGCACGAGGTTCATCAACCCGATCCCGGCCATCACCAGCTCGGCCTGGGTTTGAGCATCCAGGATGAAGTTGTGCCCGGCCAACCAAACGCCCGCCGGCGTCACGATCACGTTGGCCCAGAACGTCTTCGACAACAGAAAGCTCTTGGCCTTCGTCTCGATCACCGTCTCGATCACATCAGACACAGGCGTCTCCTCGGGTTAAAGGCAGTTGTCGTCTTCGCGGCGCGAACGCAGGTAAATGTCCCACTCGCGCTCCAGCTCCGGCTTGTTGCCGGCGAATTCCAACACGCCGAAGCTGTTGCGCTTCAAATCCGTGTCGGGATCGAACCCGTGGCGGATGAACATGTCCCAGCGCGAAAGATAGCCGCGCTTGTCTTTCGATCCGTGCCAGCGATGCTCGATCATGCCTGGCAGCGCGCCGATGCGCCCGTTCACAAAGGCCTTCGCACGCGCACCCCAGCGCAGCTCCTGGCGGGAATAGCTGTCGTCGATCCCGCCGGGCAGGCTCACATCCGCGCGGCCCACGAACCCCAGCGCCATATGATGATCGCCCGAGCCCATGCCGCCGAACTCGAACAGCCCGCCCGCCCGGTCCAGCAGCTCGCGCTTGCATGCCCAAAAATATCCGCTGTGCGGATAGTCATAGGCACCGCCGTTATGCTTCCAGGGCTTCGGCCCGATCGGCACCAGCGGCGCCCCCTTCATGTATTGCGCGCAGAACCCCTGATACACCGCCAGCAACTGATCCTGCGGCCCCAGATCAAGCGCGGTGCTCCAGGTCTGCATCACGTGGTAATGCTGCAGATACTCCACCGTCTCGCGCGCCCAGTCGGGCTGGCGGTGAAACACATCGGCATCGCCCCAGGCGATGAACTCGGCCTGCGGCAGCCGCTTGATGCCCTCGTTCAGGCCGCATTCCTTGCTCCACGCCCAGCTATCGGCGCGCAGACCCAGATGGTTCACATGCGGCAGATCGCAGCGAAACTCGCTTTTGCCGTAGGCGATTTCCACCACGGTCAGCTGGGCGCCGCTGTCCAGGATGTGCTGCGTCCAATCCACGAAATGCCGGTGCGGCTGCTGCCAGCGCACCGGATCGAAGCGCACGGTCACCACATGCAGATCGGATGCTTTCACGCCGAGAGTTCCCCATCGATGTCGGGTGGCGCGCCGATCCGGCGCTCGAAATTGTCCACGAACTCGGCAACCGTGCCCGCGCCGTATTCGGTGTTGTAGTATTGCTTCCAGTAGGCGCCCAGCGCCGGCACGTCGTGCGCCGCCGGCAACGCTTCCTCCACCAGCCAATACTTCAGCCGGCACAATGCAGCGGCATAAACCATGTTGGTGGCGATCTGCTTGATCGGATCGAGTGCGGGGATCAGCAGCCGCTGCATCGTGACCCAGCGCCACGGTGACCGCTGCTTCACGCGCGCCAGCACGTCGATCGCGGTGGCCTCTTCGATTTCCCAATAGCTCAGCGCCGGCCCGCTCGGAAACTGCGCGATATAGGCGCCGCCGCTTTCCTGTGCGGCCGTGCCCAACAGCAAATTCCGGGGCGTCGCGCCATCCAGAGCAAGCAGTCCGCACGCCGGAATAATGGCACGGCTGCGCAGCTGGTCCAGGATCGGGGTCTTGATCGCCATAAACCCTGTATGGCGGCTGCAACCCGGCGGTGATTACCCTAGCAACTGCACACCGCAGCGCCGCCTACAGCGGCAGCCGCATCTGCTGGGTTTGCGCTGCCTGGCTGCCGCGCGCGGCGCGCTCGCGCGCCAAACGTTTCGTGCGCCACACGGTGTCTATCCCCACGTTCAGGCCGCGCGCAATGGCGTCCGCCGAAAGCCCGCGGCTGAGATAGATCAGCACCCGCCAGCGCTTCGCCAGCGGGATCGTCAGCTTCGTGCCACCATACACCCGGCTCAGCGCGGCCGCCGCCTCGTCGCCCAGCAGGTCGATCATGCCGGCCGAGGGCTGCATGCCCACATTGATCCGCGTCCCGCCATACGCCTCCACCAGCGCCAGCAACCCCCCATCGCCCACCACTTCGGCAAGCTCCGCGAATTCCGCCGGCGCGGGGATGGCAGCGGCGTCGTTCACCGGCCGCCGCACTCCAGCCGCCGCAGCGTCATCGCGCCCAGCGCCGTCAGGCGAACGCACGCGAAGGTGCCCATCCGGCATTCGAACGCGGCCGGCACCTGATCCACCACGCCCAATTTGATCATGCGCGCGATCATCGCGTCTTCCGCGACCGTCGCCGGCGTCAGATACGCCGCCCGGATCGGCCGATAGATCGTCAGCGGCAGACGCTTCAAAAATCTTAGCTCGGCAACAGCGTCGGGAGCAGCCGGCGCGCGCGTCATCGCTGGTCTTCCGCCGCCATCAGCTCGGCAAAATGCGCCGCCAGCTCGCCGGCGGCGATCAGCAGCTCGGCCGGGCCCACCAGTTGGCCACGCCTGGCGCCGAACTCGCGCGCGTGGATCTTGGTCGCCGACAGGAAAAGGCTCGCGCTGGCGCTGTTGCGCTCGAAGCTGTCGTGCGCTGCGGTCAGCCGCACATGCAGCAGCATATCGCCGGCCGCCCGCGTATCGGACAGGATTTGCAGCGCCAGGTCGCTGGTCATGTCCGCGCCCCGAACGTCGTGCGCCCCAGCTGCGTCAGCGCCAGGTCGCAGAAATATCCCGCGCCGCCTTTGCTCGCCGCGTCCGGCTTCATGCTGATCAGGCCCTGGCGTTGCAGCCGGGTCGCCTGTGCGATCACCACCGCCTCGCTCGATGTCACCCGCAAAGTCTTGCCGTTTGCCACGAAGATCTTGCGCGGCAGCGTCGCCACAAACTCCTGATCGGTCAGGCCGCCAAAGATCGCGGCCGGGCGGCGCCGCGCGCTGATCTTAACCATCCGCCGCCTCCATCTGCTTCGCCCGCTCGCGCTTCGCCCACGCCTTCAGTGCCTCGGTCACCTTCCCGGCCTGCGTCACATCCAGGAAGTTCGGATCATCGATGCCGGTCTGCCGCCGCACGAAACTCCGCAGCGCCGCGCGCGAGGGATCGCGCAGCAGCGGCGCCATATCCTTCCAGATCGCAAAAACCTTGCGCACGTGCAGCTTGTCGCTGATCACCACCTTCGGCTTCGCGCTGAACCCCAGCCGCTTGAACTCGCGCATCACCGCGTCCAGCTCGGCCACCGTCATCACCCGCGAGCTGTCTTTGCCGGTAATGCGCACCAGGATCGCCTGATAGCTGTCGTCGGTCAGCGCCATCTCGCGCTTGGCCACATGCAGCTTGCGAATCAGTCCCTGCTTCTCGATCGAGTGTGCCATCAGTCCCTCGCCGCGCGGGCAAGCGCCGTGGCAAAGGCACCAAAGATGGCGCCCACGGCGAAAATGAGAATCGCAGCCAGCACGGTTATCGCGCCCATGTCAGTGTCACCCCGCTGTTGGGAAGCCGCTTCACCGCCAGCCACACCGTGCGATCGGCCGCGATCGCCAGCAGCGCGTCACCCGTCGCAATTTCCCCTGAAGCCGCGTTCAAAAACCCTGGCCGCAGCATCTCGCGCAGCCGCATCGTCCGGTCGCAGTATTGCCAAACCGTGTGGCCCTGCGTGTAATTCAGCTGGCTCAGGTTACGGAACGCAAAGCCCGGCGCACTCGCCAGCGGCGCGTGCACCGGGTGTTTCGTCGGCGGCGGCGCCAGCGGAATGCCGCGTGAGGCGAACCGCTTCGCCATCAGCCGCGCCCCTCGGAAACAACGGGCGCCACCGCGCCGTCATCCACGTCCACGTAGGCGCGGCCAACCATTCTTGCGAAATCCGCACTAAACAAAGGGGCATTGGATGGGACGAAGCTCAGAATAGTGAGCCCTTGCACATACCCGCCGAGGGCGGAAACCACCTGCAGCACCGTCCGCTGCGGCGTGCCGCTGTCGTCGATCTCCAACTCGATGCGTAATTTCATGGCTGCGCCACCGCCGGCGTCATGAACACCGCCATGCCCAGCTCGCGCCGCCGCATGTTGATCGCAAACAGCGGCGCATCCTCGCCCATCCCTGCCGCCCGCGCCCAAGCCGTCGCCCGCGCCGCAGTTACCCGCTCGCCCAGGATGAACCGCGGCGCGCCGATCCGCAGGCAATAGGCGTTCACCGCGTTCACGTCGGTCGCCTCGATCGGCACGCCCTTGCGCTGTAAGAACCCGCGTATCTGATCGATATCCGCCACGATCGCGGGCGGCGGCGGTGCCGGCTCGGTGGTCAACGTGGCCGGCACGCCCGTCAGCTGCGCCCGGGGCAATTTCGCCGCCACACCATGCGTCTGCCGATGCTGCGTCAGCCCGCCCAGCGCATCCATGCGGTGCTCGATCGCCTTCTGCGTCAGCACGGTCCCCGGCAGCGCATTCAGCGGCCCCAGGGCGTCGCACAGCGGCCCGCGCAGCGCCAGCTGCAGCAGCAGCGCGTCGCGTGCCGGCGACCAAGCCACCATCCCCCTGATCGGCGCCGGGCGCGCCGCTGGCGCCGGCCGCGGCGGCTCCGGCGGCAGCGGCTCAGCCAGACACGCCAACGGCGGCAGCGTGGCCGCAGTGCCCGCGCGCGCGGCCGCCGGCACCGGATTGGCCGCCGTCGGTGCCGCTGGCGGCACGAAGCCGAAATCCCCGCCGCGTTTTTTCAGCCCAAGATGGAAGGCTCGGTTCCACACATCCTTGGGCGTCAGCGGCTTGCCCGGCAGCGTGTTCAGCCGTGCAGCAATCTCCCCGCCGGTGTGCGTCATCCACATTTCGCGCAGCACCGCCAGCCGCTCGTTGCTCCACCGCTCGCCCGCCCGGTCCGGCACTGGCTCGGGTTCCAGCGCGGTGCTGCTCGCCAGCTCCGTGCGCAGCCCTAAGATCCGTTCGGCCTTCTCGGCGAGCAAATCCACCCGCTCCAGCAGCCGCTGCACCACCGGCATCAGGCTGGAAATCTGCGCGATCTCCGCCACCAGGTCAGTTGCCTCGCTCATGCGCAGCCTCCCACCACCCGGAACCGCCGCAGCCGCTGCACCGTGCTCGGCTGGACGCGTTGCTTCCCGCGCGCGCCCAGCACCGGATGTTCCTCCAGCTCGGCTTCCATGTTGCGTATGACCGCGCCCATGAACTCGGCAATCCGGCGCATTTCCGTCGCGTCATCGAACAGCCGCGCGCGCACGAATTCATCGTTCACGTGCCCCGCGCACACCACCCGATTTGCCGCGCGATCGAGCAGCTCGGTCTGCGCCGTCATCGCCAGCGCCAGTGTCTCCTGGATGCGCGCGCTCATGGGGCGTCTCCGTGGGCGGTTTTGATCGCTGCACAAACCGCACGGAGTGCGATCTCCGCCTCTTCATCCGAAGGTTCATGTTGATCATCACGGAACGATAGCGAAGCAACCATCATCAGCGCTGCCAGCATCCTAGGTGCGGCGGCCATGAGAACGGCATCGGCATGGCATGTGATCAGCGTGGCGACAGGTGCCCCGTCTGCAGCGCGAATAGTGCTCCATCCATCGGGCCCGTGAGCACTCCACGGCCCTTTCGAATGCGCGCTCATGGGGCCACCTGCCGGGCGACAACTTGGCCATGCTGTTCGACAAGATGAGCCGCCGTGCGCAGGTAATCCGCCGCTTGGAACACGTTAAAATCCAGTGGGCCGAGATGCAGGGTATCGATCATGCCCAGCGCTCGCTCCACCATGCGCCGCGCCTCATCCAGCGTGCTCCCGCTCATGCCTCCGCTCCTTTCCCGCGTCCCAGGTCTTCATTGTTCGAAAGCCGCGCCCAGCTGGCCTGGATGTGCGTGTGCAGCAGCTCGCTGCCGTCGGCACTCGCCAGCTTGTGGGCCAGCCGCAGCGCCTTCGTCATCAGCCGCAGCGTGCCTGGCTTCTGCGCGATCGCGTTCAGCGTGCCGCGCTGCTCGCGGTCTTCCACACCCCACGCATCCAGCAGCGTGCCAACATCCGCCGGCATCGGCCGCAGCCGCTGGATGCGCATGCCCACCCGCGATGTCAGCTGGGCAAAATGCGTGCGCCCCCCACCGGAAATTCGCGCCACGATCGTCTCGTTGCCCACCAGTCCCACGCCGCAGCCGGCCGCATCGTGCAGCGTGCGCAGCTGATCCAGCGCCATCGGCAGCAGATGCTGCGCCTCGTCGATCACCAGCAGCGCCTTCGATCCGCGCACCTTGCGCGCGATCTCGCTGGAAAGCCGCGGCGCCGAAACGCCGGCCGTGGCGAACCCCATCGATCCCGCGATCAACTCCAGCAGCGACCGCGCCGAGCCGCCGCACGGCTCCGCCGTCACCATCCACACATTCGGGTTGCGGCTCTGATAGCGGGTCGCCGCCATGGTCTTGCCCAGTCCCGGCGCGCCGATCACCAGAACCATGTCTGGCATATATTGCGCGTGCTCCAGCGTCGTCATGAACAACTCAGCCGACGGCGTCTCGGTGAACCCCGGCGCGTCCGGCATCGATGCCTGCACGCGCGAACGTTTCGGCCGGCTTTCCAGCCAGGTCAGCACCCGCGCGCCCAGCTTATCCAGGTCACCCTCGTACGTGCCGCCCAGCCAGTTGGTGAACGTGCCGTAGGCAATCCCGCTCTCGGTCGCGAGCTGCTTCTGGTTCAGCCGCTCCCCTGCCTGGATGTCCCGCACACGTTGTCGCAAAGCGGCGTGATCCGCCGCCGCTGTAGCCATTTCCGTATCGGTCATGGTAAGCCTTTCTGTGTTGTACCACTCGCCTCGGGCGGCGGAGGTGTTCAGACCTCCGCCGCCTCCTCCCGCACCAGCCGCAGCTTCGCGGTTGCCCGCAGCAGCTTCCGGTCCGTCTCGCTAAAGCCGTCCTCAGCGATCGCTTCGTCGGGGCTGACCCGTGACGCCGCCACCCGAAGCGCCCCATTCGGCATCACCACGTGCAACAGCCGCGCTTCCGGCAGCGGCGGCGGCGTAAGGTGCAGGGGCGCCGCAGCCGCGGCAGCAGTCATCGCGCGCAGGGCCTCGGCCTGTTTCTTCAAGCCCTTCTCGAAGGACTTCATTGCGTTTGCGTGTGCGCGCGCGGCGCCAGCGTCATCGAACGCAACAGCGCCTTGCACCTTTGCGTGACAGATCAAGCGGCCATCAGGTGTGTAGGCGTGCACGCCTTCCGCCAAGCGCTGCGGGTCAAACCGCACAACAAGCTTCTTCCCGCGGTATTCCAGCAGCTCTTCGGCCCAATATCGGTTCTTCATGATGTGCAAGCAGCCATCATGCTGGCGCGCGGTTACGCCCTCGGCCGCCAGCAACCAAAGCTGGCGATGGGACTCACTGGCCTTCTTGATCAGGTTATCGCTGCGCTCATAGGAAGCTTTGAACGCCTGCAGAAACGAAAGCTTGCCACCGCAGACCGTCGTATTGCGGCCTTCGCGGCTGTTGTGCTCAAGAATGCAGCTCGTCGCCACATCCAGAAAGACATCCAGCGGCACCACCGCGCTGCCATAATCGGCCGGCTTGGTCATCGGTGAGTTGCCGGTCCCCGCGCCCTCGAATTTGGGATGCTTCGCGTAATTGCTGGCGAACTCCCCAAAGGCGCGCTCGATCGGCTTGGATTGCCCGGAATAGGGCTTGGTCCAATGCACCTTCACGTCCAGCAGCGGCATGATGCCGATCGGATCGTCATCCAGAATATCGAACCGATAGCGGTGCTGCACGCCGCCGGTCAGCCACTTGCTGGCGAAGCCACGTCCATTATCAAGCCAACACTGCTCCGGAATGCCGAAATTCTCGACCAGGTCACCGAACGCAAGCCGCACCAGGTCACGGCTCTCTGACTGCCCCACGCGCCAGCTTAGGATCATATTTGAATAAAGGTCCTGGAAGGCGACCATCATGGGGCGCCCCACCGTCCCGTCAGGCCAACGCACCATCACGTCCCATTTGTGGCCGTCGGCGTTCACGCATTCCAGTGCGCGGAAATGGCTACGTTCGCGGGTCTGGCATGGATAGAGCTCTCGCGCTGCTTCAACGCCCTTTCTGCAAAGAACGCGCACCGCCTCGGGCACATCCCGCTCAACCCGGCGCACAAATGTCTTCGCGGCGGGGAGTTTCCAGAGATTTTCGGGCTGTTGCGCCTGGGCCTTAACGTGTCGGAAACAGGCTGAGTGAGGCGACTGAGACGGCGTTAGATACAGCGCGAGATACCTCTCCCAGGCCGGCCGCGGGATATAGGCCGGATCCGGCCGGCCGCCGCGCGGTCGCACGAGCGCAGCAAGCCGGTTGTGCCGACTGACGCCGGCCGTCTTGCTTAGCCACTCGTAGAGCGTCGATTGTGCAATGCCATATTTGGCGCACACAGCAGCAACAGCCTGGATTTTGGAGTTTCCGTCTTTGACGAGCGTCTCGTAGTCGACGATCGCATTGAGCTTGGCCTCGGCCAGCCGTTTTTGCTTGGCAGTCGCCTTGTTATAGGCCGTCAGACAAACAGGAATGTCCGCCGCCTTGACCTGGGCCGGCGCCTCGACCGGAGCCCGAAAGCGAAACGCCACCTCGGAAAGCGCTGCGTGGGGCAGCTGCGAGTAGTGGTATTCTACGCCGCCACCGCGGCCCGCGCGCCTGCGGCATTTTTCGGTCTGATCAGCCCAGCCGAGTTCCTTAGCCTGGCGCGCCACGCCGCTTTCTGTGCAGCGAACTCCCGGAAGCGATAGCTCTGCCAGCTCGCGCGCGGTAAACCACTCCTTAAGCAGCATTTGGGCCGCCATTCGCGTTCTCGAAAAGGGCCAGACGGTGCAAAGCAATTTCCACGATCAATTTGCGGTCGAGATCGCTGGAAAGGTCGAGAAGGAGATAGTCGAATTCGCGTGCTGCATAGGCGATCCGGCCGTCTGGCCGCACGCCAGGAAGACAGAACCTACGTTCGATGATTTCTCGGGCGCGTCGGCCCAAAAGCCGATAGTGATACTCAATCCCGCCGCCGCGCCCTGACCGCTTCCGAAGCCCGTCTGCCTGGTTGCGCCAGTGCGCCGTTTTTGCGAACCCCGCGATGCCTTGCGCGGTTGCTGGCATGCCCGGAAGCTTTAGGTCGGCAAGTTCCCGCGCTCTAAACCACTCTTTGGCCAGCGCCATCAGGCATCGCCTCCCGCCTGATGAGCCCGTTCGATGAGATCAAACCAGGCCTCCAGCCACATTGTGGTCGCTTCCGCGAGCAGCGCCTGTGTTGCGGGCGCGCCAACTTCACTGCGTACGGCATCGATATCCGCGAAGAGGCGGGCACGCAGGTGTCGCCAGCGAGTGGGATCAATCTCAAACGCGCGCGGTAACAGTGACAGCTTAGGGGGCGATCGGTCGGCTGCTGGCGGCTTTGCAGTCTTTCTGGCCATTACAGCAGCCCCTCGTTTTTTGCTTGTCGCCGCAGCATGTCGCGCTGGCGGCTGATCTCGTCTTCTTTTTCGCGCAGGCTCGCCAGTTCGATCAGCGGCAGATACTTCCGCTCCATCACGATCCAGCCGAACATGTCGGCGATCAGCTCCAGCAAACGCCGGTCGCCCGTCGCGTGGATCAGCCCGATGAACCGAACCACGTTGATCACGTGATCGTCGCGAGCCTCGCTGGCATAGGCGTTCAACATGTTGGTCGACATGTCTTCGCCCAGGAACTCGGTAACCGCCTTTGCCACATCGGCGCGGGACCGGCCGCAATCCTTCAGTGCCTGACTGATGCCCCGGCACAGCTTCCCAGCTACGGTGGCAGCCCGCACGGTGCGTTCATCGAAACGCACCACCGGCTCCGGCGGAACCCAATCCAACAAGTCACGCTGGCGGCCATGGCGCGCCATGGCTCAGGCGACGCCCTTCCCGGCACGCTCACTGCGCGCCGCTGCCAGTTGCCCTTTGCGGAACGCTTCCTTCGCGGCGTCGGAAAGCTTGACCCACCGCGCCAGCAGTGCGTCCGCGAGCTGCTGATCGGTTTTCTCTGGCACCACGCCCGAGGCAGCCTTATGGGCTGTCCAGAAAGCCTTCTTGAACTGCTTTTCCGGCAGCCCAAGGCTAGGCTTCAGACGCTCCAGGAACACAAGCTGGTCCTCGGCGCTCAGCCGAGCGGCAGCATCCAATAGAACCCCATTATCGGCGGCAGGCGTCCCACGCAGCGCCGCCCAAAGAGCTGGTCTGATCCTGCTGCCACGCGCCCGGTGCCGCTTCACCTCGCGTTCAGGGATGCCAAATCGCTCGCAAACATCCTTGTTAAAGGCAAAGGACCAAATTTGGTCCTTTGCTTTCGTTCGGTCACCGCCCCTGCGGATCGGCCCGTTCATCGCCTCCCAAACGCGGGCGCGTTCGGCAATGAAATTGGCCCGGTCGTACGCCGTCAGATCGGCGCGGGCCAGATTTTCGTCAATCTCACGCAGCCGCAGCGTATCGGGGTCGGAAGCACCCACGTAGATCACGGCATTGATGGTATCGAGCCCCGCCAGCTTGGCCGCAGCCAGCCGGTGCGCGCCCGAAATCAGGCGGTAAGGCAGCTGCCCCGCCTGCGGCATCACCTCGATCGGCGTCATCTGGCCAACCTCGGTCATCGAAATCACGATCCGGTCCAGCCGCGCAGTGTCCAGGTCGCGCAGCCGATCCGCCACCTCGATCTCGTCGAAGCGGAGTTGCCTCACATCCATGTTCAAGCTGCTTTCTGTTTTTGACTTTTGCGGATAGGACGGAGCTCGTAGGCAGAAGCCCTAGGACGAGGCTTGGGAGTGCCATCCGAGTGCCAGCGATCCGGCCACAACAGATGAAGCTCCACGCCCAGCGTCGCGCCGATCAACCGCTCGATGCGCATGGAACGACCCGGATCATTGAAGACCGCGCTAACCGCGGGCTGATTGACGCCCCAGGCTTTAGCTACGGCAGTGATCGACCCGTGCTTCTTCCGAAGCTCAGCTTTGATGTTCTCCGCATGCCAGCGTGGGGCAGCCATGATCAATCCTTCTAGTCTGCCAAAAGTCGCGTATCCACGCGAATGTCCATCGCAAGAATGGCGGATACGCGGGTTTTGCGCAAGTCTGAAAGTCGGTCAGACTTCCGAAAGCACGATTAACATCGCGAATTTGGTTTAGAGCATTGAAAACAAATACGAATATGGAACTCTGACCATGTCATCGGAAGTCCGACCAACTGGTCAGGGTTCGTCAGACTTAGCGGCGAGGCTCAAGGCCGCAGTGAGAGCATCTGGGGGAAACAAGGCCGTTGCCTTGAGAGCGAACGTCCCGCTCGGCTCGCTCAGCAACTATATTGCAGGCCGCAACGTCCCCTCTGCTAAAGCCCTATCGCAGATAGCGAACGCCTGTCGGGTTAACCTTCATTGGCTGACGCAGGGTGAGGGGCAGATGGATGCGGCTTCTGCCGCAGAGCCTTTTAAGGTTGTCTTTCCGAGCGGCGAGTATCAGCGGCACCCGCATACACGCCTTCAACCGGTCACCAGTCTCAGCCTCCTGGCAATCGCCATGCGTCTGGCGGTCTTCTCTCTGCCGGATGAAAACCCCGACCACGTCGCCTTGCCTGCCCCAGGCGACATTTGGGAACGCCGCGCCAAGCTCACCCTGCAGTCCTATGACAACATGATCGCCTCGGTCGATCAGATCGGCCAACCCGACCCGACCGATCCCAGCGGAGAACAGCCATGATCAACCCAAGGCTCTGTTTTTACATAGTGTTATCAGCGTCCGCAGGCATGGCTACATGCGCCCGCGCCGACGACATCACTGAACCCCTGGCACAGAGCGGCAGCTGGGTCGCCGGCGACCACCGGATGTCGATCACCGATGCGGCGGACGTCTGTATCGCGTCCAGCGATGCCGGCCTCGGCTTCCGCTATGGCAATGGCGGCATCGAGATTCACATGAGCCACGACAGTTGGACACTTCCGGCGGGTGTAGCTGGACAGTTCACCCTGGTGATCGGCAGCTCTCGGCACACTTTCAGCGTAGAGGCCAACACTGCCACTATGGTTGCTGCTAATCTGCCGATGGGGGATGCGCCAGGCTTGTTCGATGAGATCGCTGAGGCGCCGGCCATGACGGTCCAGGTCGGCAACGCAAAGCCGATCCCTGTCGCTCTCGACGGGAGCAAAGTTGTTCTTGCGGCCTTCCGCACCTGCGCCGGCATCAACGGCGGCAACGGCGGCGGCGAGAACCCTTTCGCGCATTGATCCGCTCCTGAGAGCGCTCTGGGCAACGCCTGGTAGCGTTGCCCAACGATCAACCGGCGCCAGTTTGCCTGCGCGGTCCCTCCGGTCTTAGCTGTCCAAATGCGCCGATCATCACTTCTTTCCGGACAGCCAAATCACCTATCGCGGTTGCGCGATTCTTGGAGGCAACCCTCTGATCTGTCCCACTTCATCCCGCGTAGGACCGGTTGATCCCGGCATTCCACCATCGTGTGTCCAACAACACTCACCCTTTACAGGTCCAGCGGCGGATCCTCCTGCAGCTCCTCGAGTGTCGCCGGCTTGTCTTCGACCTTGGCCAGCTCCAGCACGTAGTCCACCACTTTGTCCTCGAAGATCGGCCCCCGCAGCGTCTCGGCTGCCTGCGGGTTCTTGCGGAAGAACTCGAACACCTGCGCTTCCTGCCCCGGATAGCGCCCGGCTTCGGCGCGCACCGCCCGGTTCATCTCCTCGTTGCTCACCGCAATCCCGTTCACCCGGCCGATCTCGGCCAGCAGCAGCCCCAGCCGCACCCGCCGCTCGGCGATCGCGTGGTATTCGTTGCGCAGCGTCGCCTCGTCCTTGGATAGATCTTCCGCGTCCAGCTTGCCCTCGGCGCGGTCCGCCTCGATCCGCTTCCAGATCTGGTCGAACTCGGCCTCCACCATCGTCGGCGGCGCCTCGAACTGCGCCACCTTCGCCAGCGCATCCAGCAGCTCGCGCTTCAACCGCAGGCGGGAGAGTTGGTCGTATTCGCGCTGAGTCTGCCGCGCGATCGTCTCGCGCACTTCGTCCAGCCCCTCGAACCCCAGCTTCTTGCCCAACTCGTCGTCGATCGGCGGCAGCACCGCGCGTCGCAGCGCCTTGGCGGTAATCTCGAACTGCGCGGCTTTTCCGGCCAGTTCCTTTGCGTGGTATTCCTCCGGAAAGGTCACATCGATCGTGCGGGTCTCGCCCGCGCTCATGCCCACCATCTGCTCGGTGAAGCCTGGAATGAAGCCGGCGCCGCCGACCTCCACGTCCATGTCGGTGCCCTCGCCGCCGGCAAACGGCACGCCATCCACGCTGCCCTTGAAGTCCACTTTCAGATAGTCGCCGGTCTCGGCCGGCCGGGCTTCCTCGATGTCCTCCATGGTCCGCTGCCGCGTGGCGAGTTCGTTCAACGCCTTGTCGATCGTCTCGGGCGGCACGTCGCCCTTCAGCCGGGTCAGATGAATGTCGGAGAACTCCGGCAGCCCGATCTCCGGCAGCAGCTCCAGCTCAACCTTGAACTCCAGGTCGCGCGCGGCGCCCTTGCCGCCGATATCCAGGTTCACCGGCGTCACCCGCGGCTGCATCGCCGGCCGCAGATTGCGGTCGGTCAGCACCTGGCGGGTCGCCTCGTCCACGCTCTCCTCGAGCACCTCGGCCATCACCGCGGTGCCATAGCGCTGCTTCATCACCGGCATCGGCACCTTGCCCGGCCGGAATCCCGGCAGCCGGATGGTGCGGCCCAGCTCGGTCAGCTTGGTGGTGCGCTTGCCCTCGATCGCAGACGCCGGAACGACCACGGTATAGGCGCGCTTCAGCCCTTCGGAGAGCGTTTCGGTGACGAGCATGGCGCAGGTATCCTGTTCTCGGGCCCCCTTGGGGGCAGGCGGTGGTGCGGGCGAAGGGACTTGAACCCCCACGGCTTGCGCCACCAGAACCTAAATCTGGCGTGTCTGCCAATTCCACCACGCCCGCGCGCGGTTTCGATTAAGCGGCGCGTTTAGCCCAGCCAACGAGGCCCGGCAAGAAAGAACGCGCTCCCTGCCCACCCTCCCAAAAAGACGCCCTTCCTCCTCCCCCCAGTGGGGAGGGCCGGGGCGGGGGTCGGCACCTCCAAACCCGCACCAAGAAAATCGGAAAAAACGGACAGAAACCCCAAAATACCACTTGAAGTCCTATCTCGTTCCTGTTATGTATCCGCCATCATGGCCACCACCGCCACCCCAGACCCCGACTTCGCCATCCCCGAGCAGGCACGCCCCTTCCAGAAGGCATTCAACTGCCTGATGGAGAAAATGAAGCTGCGCGTGTTCCCCTTGCTCACCACCTTCGGCACCTGGGTCGTCCCCGCCACCCCCAAGGAAGACCGCCGCCAGACCCGCCTGATCACCGCCAGTGATTGGCTCATCGCGCTCATGCGCATCTTCTCCGGC